ATGTCACTGTATATCTTTAACGAACAGGTACGTTCCACAGCTACCGAGCTGGTCGACCAGGACGTACAGAAGTTTAACGAAGCTTCCGCCGGCACCCTCATCCTGGGTAACCAGTACGTAATCGGTGATTACGTTGAGCAGGCCATGTGGCAGCTGGTTGATGGTATCGCTAACCGCCGTAACGCGTATGCTGGTACCAACAAAGTTAGCGCTCAGACTCTGGGTCAGATTCTGGACCGCTCTGTTAAAATCGACGGCCGCGTTGGTCCTCTGAACATCACCTCTACCATGATGCGTCGCATCGGTGCTGGTGACTCTGAGCCGGCTGCTGTTGTTGCTGCGCAGGCTTCTGCCGCAATGTTCCAGGATTACCTGAACACCACTGCTGCGTGTCTGGTAGCTTCTATCGGTAACAACGCCGATGTTGTTCTGGACGTTACTTCTGCTTCTGGTACCGCTGCAAACGTTACCATGCAGAACCTGAACAAAGTCAACGCGAAGATGGGTGACCGTTCTCAGCAGATTCGTGCGTACATCATGCACTCTACTGCGTTCCACTCCCTCATCGACCAGGCTATCAACAACACGGAACACCTGTTCCAGATTGGTGACCTGAACGTGTACAAAGACTTCCTGGGTCGTCGTTATGTCATCTCCGACATTCCGTCCCTGGTTGATGGTTCTGGCGCTACCGCCAAGTACCACGTTCTGGGCCTGACTCCGTCGGCTGCTATCGTTCAGGTTGGTGGCCTATACGACATGGTGACCTCTGAGCAGACTGGTGGTGAGAACATCCTCCGTCAGATGCAGGGTGAATACGACTTCAACGTGTCGCTGAAAGGCTACAGCTGGGTCGGTCACAAAGCTGGTCAGTCTCCGACTGACGCAGACCTGGCAGATGCTGCTTCCTGGTCTAAAGTTGCGACTTCCAACAAAGACACCGCTGGTGTTATGTTGACTGCGAAGTCTGCAATCTAAACCCACAAACGGGACTAACAAAAGCGCACGTGACGACGTGCGCTTTTTATTGACTTTATAAAGGGCGTGTAAATGGGCCGTAGACGAATTAAGCCGGAACCTGTAGATGTTCGTGGTATTTGTATCACTGAAGGTTGTACTAACTTACAGTCTAAATGTGCTAAAGATAAGTACAGGGCTCGTTGTACTCCCTGCCATAATAAACGATTCGGTATAGTTACACATAACCGTGACTACCGTTCATTTAAAAAAGACTACTGCGAAGAATGTGGTTTTGTACCTGTGCATCCTTGTCAGTTAGATGTTGACCATATAGATGGTAACCACTCCAATGATGACCCATCGAATTTGAAGACACTGTGCGCAAATTGTCATCGTCTCAAAACGTTTGTCAGCGGCGACTACATCCCTAATTCTGCTTTACAATGTAAAAGTTCTGGTGTATAATCGGACTAAACTTGCTGGAGGATTGGTTGATGGCTTACAACATTATTGTCGAAGACGGTACAATCGTCCCAGGCGCAAATTCATATGTTAACACTCAAGAGATTGATGAGTTCATCACAAACGAAGGCATCATTCTTGAACCAGGTGTTGACCCGTACTACCAGGCAGCTAAAGCAGCAATCAAACTTGATACTCAGTACAACTGGATTGGTTTCAAGGTAAGTAAGACACAACCTATGGCATGGCCTCGCACAGGTCTTGGTTGCTGTAATATTGATATTGCTGAAAACGTTATACCCCGTGAGGTCAAGCTAGCACAGCTTTACTTGCTTGCAGATAAGCTTACAGCAGCAAGTGAAGAGGGTGTTCGTGGCGACCAGGCGTTGCGTCGTAAGAAGGTCGGTAACCTGGAGATTGAATACTTCGACTCCAAGTCTGGCGTAACTGGTGCTTCATCAGACTGGATTACAGATACTCGCGCCCTGCTTAAACACCTTGTGGGTGCAATGCTGAGAACTCGGAGGGTGTAATGTTTCGCATACGCCTTGAACGTCGCGACAAACAGAAGTTCGAATTTACCTACCGAGCATTCAAGTCGTTCAACGGACAAGGTGTGACAGTAGGTGTTCACCCAGATAAGAACCGTCGAAGCGACCCCAAAGATGGCATAGGTAACGCTGAGCTCGCAATGGTTCACGAGTATGGTTTGAACAACGTACCTGAGCGTAGCTTCCTGCGTTCAGCTGTAGGTGGACGAGGCAAAGGCCGTAAGGCAATCAACAGGGCGTTTAAAGAAGGTGTTCCTGCTGTATTGCGAGGTGACATGACAGCCGAACAGCTTAACGACCAGATAGGTCAAATGCTTGTAGAAGCTGTACGCGCCAGGATGCGCGAGAACATACCGCCACCGCTCAAACCAGAAACAGAACGAAAGAAAACTGGACCAGGTACCCTCCGCGAATCTATGGAGTTGTACGAATCCATAGGATACAAGGTTGGTAGAAACTGGAGGCTAGTAAATAATGCTTAAGATTACCTCTCTGTTGAAAGACAAGTTGTTTGTTACGAAGACTGATGTACTGCTTCGTAATGACACACGTAAGCCCAATGGTGACTTTGAGGACGAATACGAACCCAAAGTATACCTTTGCAACATTCAGCCAGGTGCAGCTACTAACCAGCCTAACCTGCTGACAAAAGATGATGGTGAGCATGAGTTCCCACGAATTGCTGTTTACAGCAATCAAGAGCTTAAGCTAGGTGACTTTGTTATCTATGAGTCACAGCCATATCGTGTATTCCGAATCGACCCATGGAGTCGTCATGGCCACTACTACGTTACAGCAGTTCTCCATATTGGACCTCAGGGAGCTCGTGCGACAGCTTTTACAGTTACCTGATGGTTCCTGTATTGTTGGCGAAGAGTCTGGCACAGTAGATGGCCAGCCATACATCTACCTTAAACCTGGTGATGCTGACGACTTTGGACCTGCTCGTACATATCAAGACGACCAGGGCATGGAGACAGTTGTACAGCCTATGGTGATTGACGTTAAGGTCACAGCTGTAGGCAAGAACTCAGATGCTATCATGCGCAAACTTCGTGTAGCACTTGGTAGTTCACCAGCCAAACAATTTAACAGACTGCGCCACTTTGCAATAACTAAAATGTCGCCACTGAAAAACGTAGGCGGTGCAATAGGTGCAGGCTATGCTCAAAAGACTTTATTGACTCTTGAGATTACTTACGTGCACAAAGTTATTATTAATCAGCCGTACATTTACAAGGTTGATATTACTTGTGTTGATGATAACGGCGGGAAAGCCACTGGAACAGTTGAGGTGCCGTAATGGCAACAGCAATCGACCCGGATTTGCAAGCACAGCTTGATAAGCTAACTGTTGCGGTTCAGCTTATCCATGACTTCGGTATGTCTGACGACCCGAGCATACCTAACCCAGAAGGCGGTGTAATCCGTACGCTGGAAGGTATTAACGAAGCAATCAACGAAGCTATTCCAAACTTCGAAGATGCTAACCAGGCAGCTATTGAAGCACGAGCAGCCAGGGACGCAGCTCAGTTAGCTCAGCAAAAGGCAGAAGACGCGGCTGCATCCGCTTCAAACTCTTCTACCTCAGCACTGTATGCTTTTGGTAACGTAGCAAGTGCGCCGACTGTTACTATACCTGCTTCGTCTAAAACTGTTGTTAACGTTACGCTCAACGCTGTAACTACTCAGATTAATATTGGTGCTGTAACTGACCCAGCTACTATAGCCCGTCAGATTACTATTGCTGTGAAGCAGGGCACAGGTTCCAACAAAGCTACCTGGGACTCGCGTATCAAATGGGCAAACAACAGAAAGCCCGTGCTTTCATTCCTTGTGGGTTACGAGGACTTTGTTACGCTTATTACCCGTGACTCCGGTAACACATGGACTGGCTTCTTTAATGGTGGATGGGTTGGCTAATGCATACATTGATAATGAAGAATGCTGACCATCGAGCTAATGTTGAAAGCATTATCGAAGGTCACCATCACTTCTTAGAACGCAATACGGGCAGAACTGACGATGCTACAAAACAACACTATGTCTTTAACCCAGAAGGCATAGTGTCAAACAACCGTCACTTCATTGCCCATACAATGATGGAGTACCAACCTAACGGTGATGCTCCGTCTGAGAGTCAGTCTCTGCTGATTCTGGGAGAAGTCCATGCTTACCTGGCTACTAAGGAACAGCGATACCTCGATAAAGCTATTGAGTACTTCGACGCATACGTTAAGTATTATTACGAGGGCGACCCTATTCCAGACACACCAAGGCGCTGGATTGCTAACTGGCTTTGTAACGGCAAAGAACCAGTGCTTGCTAATTTCCCTATTAATGATTCGCAGCCAACTCAGGGCGGCTACAAGAACGTACCAATACGTTTTGTTAATGGGAAGGCTATGGTGCCTCAGGGCTCTCCTTTTTGGGGCGAGTACATGGATGTGGCGACATGGGCTCACCGCGGACACATGGCGTGGCCTGCTATTAACGGTGGCGTACGTGCTATACAAGATACCGTAGACTGGGATGATATTTACGATAACTATCGTATAACCACTATGCCTGCTAATCCTGCAGACCAGTTAGCATGGATTGATTGGCCGCGCTATCTTGGTAAACCGTCGTACACAGTCGACTGGTCTTCTCCTGAACCTCCGTTGCAGCTGATAGAATATATCGTTGCATGGACTGGCGACAGAATCGGTGTACTGCCAGGTAAGAACGACGAGTTATGGGGTGGTGAGATTCTGGAATCTGGTTTACCTGATTCACGTAAAGGTGAGATTCAGCTTCGTGACCATACTGTCAACGGGGTTTACCTGCTCAACTACTCTGTTAAGCTGCCAGTCGATAAAGGTGGTTACTTACTGAAGCGTAATGAGGTATGGCACAACCGTCCTATTAACGTTCCGCTTCATGGCGAACTGCAACGTGGTAACGCTGCTGACGCCGAGCTCTGGTTCTGTGACTGCTGCTATATGCTGTGGCGCATTACTAACGAGCAAAAGTATTATAACGCATGGCAAGCTGTACTATTTACTTTGGAGGAATATCTTGACATCGACAGACAAGACCAGTTCTTCCGACAAGACCCGTCTGCGTCTTCGCCATTCACTGATGGCATTTCTTACGACTGGTCTTATCCAGAAGAAGCACAAGCTCTGTACTCTCGCGATGCTAATGGGTATATTGATTTACGTCAAAATGAGATTGCTCAGTCATCACTTGAGCAGCAAGCTGTCTGGTTTAAAGTAAAACCAAGTGCGAAGATTCGTACTGAAACAGGCGGTCTCGACGATGCTGGCGGTAACATTAGCGTTAAGGTCGAGATGTACATGAACCGTGAGAAAGTCGATGTCGATGCAAACATCTATCGTTTTGTGGCTCAGCTTCCACCTCTGGCAGCTACACCCACAAACTATGACATTCCGCTCAGTGACTTCGTTGCTGGACAGAAAGGTGATGGTTCTGAGTATATCCTTGCTGATATACGAGCTGCTGTTGATTATGGGAATACAGTAGTCCGTCAGGTATATCGCACTGACATTCTCGATAATCGTCGCGGTAACACTATTCAGTTCACTATCCCAGACGGTTCGTCTGGTGGTATTATCGGTTTCTGGTTGCTGGAGTCTTCACGTTCTCCTTTAACTGGTTTAACCTATACATCCACAGGTCCGCTGTTGCTTAAAGCGACTGACGACCAGGGTTGGAACTGGGAACGTCCATTACCTGCCGCAGGTGGCTGGACAAGTATAACTATCAAGAACAGTGACTTTACTTTGGCGTCATACCAGGAGAATCCTGGTACACCTGGTAAAGACCATCCTACGTGGACGGACATACCGCAGTTCTCTCTTGTACTGCCTGACGGAGTAGAGACTAGCACAATGCTAAGCTACTACTGTGTCAACGATGTTCCTCCTCGTTATGACTGGGACATTGGCTACACAATCAAGTATCGCTTAACGTTCTCTGCTGAGCATCCATACTTGGTTAAACTTGGTGACTGTACAGTTATTGATTATGAGCCTGACAACCTGGCGTACGTGCCTGGGTTAGTTCCGTTCTCAAACATCTATAACACGGAATCACAGCAGTTCGATGGCTGGCATGGTATGCCTTACCCTGGCTACCAATACCCATTCATCTTTACGCATGATGATACAGCTGTTGGTGCTAAGCGAATGGAGAACATGACTAACTTCTTGTACGACTCTCAGCAGTGGTACTTTAAGCGGTTTGGTCAGTTAGGTCCTGGCGCCTCAGCTTACATCTGGAACCGTTGGGATAACTTCAAGTATGGCGTTGCTGATACTTTCACTATGTATCACTGGGGGAACGGTAGTGCTTGGTCTGGTTATCAGCCTCGTGCTTACTTCAGTGCTGCACGTGCTATTTACGAGATGAAGAATCGCGGTAAGACACCACCTGCGAAACTTGTCAAGTACGTAGAGAACTGGACAGCTTGGTTACTCGACTTTATGGAACGGTCTGGCGGTGTGTCACCTACTAACTTCCCTCAGGAAGGTGTAGCAATGCCTGACCCTACTGACTTCACTGGTCACATGTGTGGCTTGTGGCTGGCAGGCGCCTCTATGGATGCCCTTTGTGGGTCGAGTGTTAAAGGCGTTGAACGACTGATGGACCTGCTTGTTAATGAGCTGGAAGACCATTATGATATTACCGGAGTACCTGGTCATATTATGGATGGCGGATGGTCGCCAGCTTTACGACTGAGTACTGGTTCAGGTCCTGAAAGCAATGCGATGTATTTCGGATTCTATTCAGGTGAGATTCTTCGCGGGTTAAGTTTGTACCTGCTGTACAAAAATAAAGGCGTCGGGGCAGATATTTACGACCTGGGCAAATAACGACTATTTACATGGTTGAAGCGCCAGCTTATAATAGGCTGGCGCACATCCAATAAGAGGATTCTCCAGATGGCAAATCGCACAACCGCTAACCGTCCTATCGAAGACGCAGACCTGCGTCAGGAAGAGGTTACGCAGTTCCCGCCAGCTAAACCGACTAAGCTCGATGAGAATGGCAAGTTCATTCCTACGCCGGTTACTGGCATTACTGTAACACCTGATACCGCCAGCTTGCTGGTAGGTGAGTTCAAAACTCTTACCGGTACCATTGCACCTGCTGACGCAGACGATGTTACTGTGCTGTGGTCGTCTGACGACGAAACCATCGCGACTGTTGACGGCTCAGGTCGTGTGCAGGGTATTAAAGTTGGTTCTGCAACTATCACGGCTAAGTCCAAACTGGACCCAACCAAAACTGATACTGCAGCTATCACTGTTACAACTCCGCCTGTTGCAGTTACCGGCGTTACTGTTGCTCCTAAGACCGCTACGCTTTCCCTGGCAGGTACTAAGACTCAGCAGCTGACTCCTACCATTGCACCGGCTAACGCTACCAACAAAGCCGTGACCTATACCTCCAGCGACGCGACAGTAGCATCTGTCAACTCTTCTGGTCTGGTAACTGGTCTGAAAGAAGGTACAGCGACCATCACTGTTAAAACCACTGATGGCAACAAAACTGATACCTGCGCTGTAACCGTTACCGCGTAACAGGAGCATACGATGTCGCTTCCACTTAATGAGGTTGTCGACGTCCAGTTCAGCAAAAGCAACGGGGGTAAAGGTTTTACCCCCGAAGTAAAGCTGAAGGGTATATGGGCGAGCAGATACCTTTACGAAATGCTGTCGAATGATAGCCGCGTATTAATCGGTATCATGTACGACCCTGCTGATGCAACTAACAAGGGCATGACCTGGAAGTCAAGTAAGCCTCTTGTCGTAACTGTAGATGCCGAAGGCTATGTTACACCAGTGTCTGCTGGTGAAGCATTTGTAACTGGCACATCAGACGATGGTGGTTTTACTGTTGTGATTCGGTTTATTATAACCAAAGCACCTGTGCCTGTTACTGATGTTACTGTTACACCCACAAGTCTCTCGCTTGAGGTAGGTGCTACCGGTCAACTCAGTTTCACTTACTTGCCAGCTGACGCAGACGACCTCAACTTCTCATGGCAGACTGATAACCCTGCGATAGCTACTGTTGATACAAACGGTAAAGTTACAGCTGTTGCGCCTGGGTCTACTGTCATAACCCTTTTCTATTCTGCAAGCGTATATGATACGTGTGCAGTAACTGTGATTCCGCCTACTGTGCATGTTACCAGCGTACAGTTTGATACTCAGGAACCACTAAACGTAAACATCGGTAACACTGAAGAAACCGAGATAACTGTTTTACCGGCTAACGCTACTGACAAATCTGTTACGTACAAAAGCAGTGACACGGCTATTGCCACTGTCGATGCTGATGGCAATGTAACAGGTGTAGCAGCAGGTAACGCAACAATAACTGTGACTACTACTGACGGTGCGAAGACTGACACCTTGGCTGTTGTTGTTAAGGTTCCTGTTGTTCCTGTCACTGGTGTTACTATTGACGAAGGTTCTACAGCTAGCATGACTGTTGGAGACACTCTTCAACTTCACGCAACTGTTGCACCTGCTAACGCAACAAACAAAAACGTGTCATGGCAATCGTCAGCACCTTCTGTGGCTACTGTAAGTTCTGCTGGTTTGGTAACAGCAGTTGCAGGCGGAAGTGCTAACGTAACTGTTACGACAGAAGATGGTAGCTTTACTGCTACTATCGGAATAAGTGTTGGTGTTCCTGTAGTTCATCCTACAGGTGTAACCATCGACCAGGGTGATGCTGCAGATGTTGTTAAAGGTACAACCTTACAGCTAACAGCCACAGTCGCCCCGGCTGATGCAACCAATAAAGCTGTCACTTGGTCTTCTGCCACACCTGCCAATGCGACAGTAGATTCAAATGGACTTGTGACTGGTATTGCTTTTGGTACCTCTGTCATTACTGTCACTACTGTTGACGGTGGAAAGACAGATACCATTACAATTACTGTACCGTCACCCGCTAGCTTAACGACGGACTCGTTCCCGAGTAACCTACTTGTGGGTAACAAGGTACAACTGACGTATACGACAAACCCGCCAAACTCGCCGTTGACTGATATTGCTTACTCATCGTCAGATGAGACTATTGCGACTGTCGACTCTACGGGTATGGTAACCATGTTAGCAGAAGGAAGTGCCACTATTAACATGAGTGCTAAGTCGTATGGTGAGGCAGTTAGTGACGGGTCTGGTATGTACCCTGTAACATTAAGTGTGCACACCGATTCGTTACCTTCGTTGGCAGTAGGTGCAACACAAAGTCTTGTTGTTTCAACTACTCCAGCCTGGGCCTTAACTGACCCAGCAAGTACGGTCGAGTATACTACGACAGACGCCACTGTGGCAACTGTCGATACTACAGGCCTGATAACTGGCGTCGCCTCCGGTGGTTGTAGGATAGGTGCGACAGTAAAAAATGGACTGGTAGAAGCATCTGATAGTTCCTATCAATCAGTTGACTAACCAGGCAATAAACATTTTCTTGGCCATTTACACAGACTTTATTCCTGTGTATAATGGCCGGAAAGTCCACCCCATGAGGTAAACAAGATGCCGTTGAATGTCAACCAGATTGTCAACGTTCAACTGAACAACACGCCGACTGGTATCAGCAAAGGTGACTTCGGTAAACTGGCTCTCCTGACTCAGGACCCAGGCACTGCATTCCCTGATGGTGACAATGGTCACTATGTTGAAATCTCTCAAATCTCAGAAGCTAATGCTTACTGGGGTACAGGCTCTGTTGTCATTGAAGCGTTAAAAGTATTCTTTGCACAAAGCCCGCGTCCTAAGTCGGTAGTCATCGGCTCATGGGACCCGGACGGTACTCTCGAAGACGCGCTGAACTCGTTCAACGACGCTTACCCTAACTGGTACGTTGTTCGTCCGCTTCCGCCAACTGCTCAGCTCACTGCTGACGAGCTTACCGCACTGGCCGGCGCAGTAGCTGCATACGACAAAAAGCGTATGAGCTATACCACGCTGAACGCTGCAGACATCGAAAACTCTGACACCAACAAGATTAAAATTCTTGCTGGCAAAGGTTACGATAATATGTGGCTGCAGTACGACAAGAACAACCAGAAGTACGCTGACATCTCAGCGATGGCCCGCGCACTGTCTGTTAACTTCTCAGGTAACCGCACAACGATTACCATGAAGTTTAAACAAGAGCCTGGCATTACGCCGAACAACACTCTGACGCTGACTGAAGCGAATAAGTGTAAAGCTCTGGGCATTAACTGGTACACCTACTACAGCACGTTTGCGATGCTGGCTGAAGGTACTGTTCTCGGTACTTCCAACCCGCCACGCTTCTGGGATGAAGTGCACGGCCTGGACTGGTTCTGTAACGCTGTTCAGACCTATGTCTTCAACGCCCTGGCTACGTCACCCACGAAGGTGCCGCAGACGAACAAAGGTCACGAGCGCCTTACTGGTGCTGCAGCTGTTGCATGTCAGCAGGCTGTGGACAATGGTCTGGTTGCACCTGGCATCTGGTATGGCGATGAGTTCGGTACGCTGTCTTATGGCGACCGTCTGGAAACTGGCTTCTACATCTATATCCCTGATGTTGATGACCAGCCTCTGGAAGAGCGTGAGAAACGTGAAGCAGTTGTGATGCAGATTGCAATCAAACTGGCTGGCGCTATCCACTCTAGCGACATCCTCATCAACTTCACACGTTAAGGAGCTATCAATGATCATCGATTCTTCTGAATGCGTGCTGAGCCTTAACGGTGTCCAGTTGTCAGACTGGGCTGATGGCGCCGATGTAATCGACGTTCAATGGGTGGACCCTGCGTCCACCTACCTGGCTGGCGCAGATGGTAACGGCATTCAGATTATGAACCCGTCGAAAGCCATCAAGCTGACCGTTAAGGTTAAGCAGTCTGGTCCTGACGCCAAATGGCTGAACGACCAGTACAACCTGCAGCGTAACAACATCCGTGGATTCGTCCCGTTTGTTCTGCAGGCTAAAGACCTTCTGAACCAGGACCTTGCCTGGGGTAAGAAAGGTTACTTCACTGACGGTTCCCCTTGGACCCGCGGTAATGGCCACAACCCAACTACATTCGCGATTGTCTTCCACAACGGTGGTATGACTCTGACCGAAGGTTTTGACGCTTAATAAAAGGAACTGACAAATGACTGAGCCCAAATCATTTGACATCGACGGTGTAACGTATAACATGAACCTGGCAAACGCACTACCTGCCTGGGCAGTCCTGAAGAAAGCAGGGAAACTGTTCAAAGGCATCGGTAATGCTGACATTGTGGGTAAAGACAATAAGGTCGACGGTAAGAAGGCCATGTTGGTTATCCTTGATGCTGTGCTCGACAACGCAGGCTCTGATGAAGTGACTGCGATTGAAGACCTCATCTTCAAGAACACCGTTGTTGTTGTAAATGGAACCCCGCGAAAACTCGGCGATGTAAAAGACCAGCACTTCAACCAGTATCGCAGCCACATTCTGCCGATTCTGAAAGAAGGTCTGCTCTTCCAATTCGCGGATTTTTTCAAAGGGAATGGCCTGTCAGGAATAGCGGGTCTAGCCATGCCCTCGACGAAATAGAGCGTAAACGAAACCAGTCAGGGACGCAAGAAACTGACTGGTTTATTTGGTTGCCAGTTATCAAAGGCCATATAAAGCTGGAGGAGCTGAAGACCAGTTACACTCTATGCGAATTGTGTGACCTGCATATAGCTATTCTCGACTATGCCGAGTTAGAGGAAATCCATGGCGACAATAATCGATAGCTTCCTGGTATCGCTAGAGAGTAAGGCCGATAGTTCTGGCTTTGACCTCTTCGACCAGCTGTCTCGCCGTTTTGTGATTACCCTCGGTGACGTAATCAATCTGGCTGAGCGTGCCGCAAGTGCGCTCGGCAAGATGTTTGCGCCCGCGTTAGAAGCGGATGTAATTGGTGCCAAGATTCGAGGCTTCGGTTACGACGTAGAATCGACGTGGAAAACGCTGATGGATATGTCTCTGCAAATGGGTACACCATTCCAGGAGGCACTCGACGGCTTTACCAAATTAAAAGCATATGGCGTTGACCCATTAAACGGTTCACTTCAGATGCTCAAAACTATCACTGCCGCAACAGGCGGTGACTTGGCACGTACCATTATTGCGTATGGCCAGGCTACTGCGATGGGTTCATTGCAGGGCCAAGAAAAGAACCAGTTCATTAACGCCGGTGTCGACATCTGGGGTGCCCTGTCTCGCTACCTCGATAAACCACTTGGTGAACTGCAAGACATGATGCGCAAGAAGCAAATCACGTCTGACATTCTTACCAGCGCTCTGAAAAAAGAAGCTGAGCGTTTAAAACCAATTGCAGAACAAGTTGCTAACACGCTGAAAGCTCAGCTTACCAACTTGAGTACAATCTGGTATGCTGCACGAGCTAAGTTCTCGCAGACCAGAATCTGGAGTGAAGCAACCAAAGGTGCTATCTCTCTGGTTAAGACGTTGACATCTGTTCTTAATGATGCAACGCTTACTGCAGCATTTAAAAAGTTTGATGACCTTGTATTCGGCTTAATTGAAAACGTTAAGCGTCTGGTATACGTAGTCGGTGATAACTTCCCGCTAATGGTTGCCATAACTACTTTTGCACTGATGCAGCTCATTCCTGTGCTTGCTCGTGTAGGTAATGCGTTTATGGCGCTTGCAGCCAAAATACTGATGAACCCGTTAACCTGGTTGATTCTCGGTATTGCTGCAATCATCTCGCTGCTCGCTGACCTTGATGATGCGTTAGCAGGCCGTGAGACAATGGTCAACTGGTCCAAGGAAGCTGTTCAGGCTTGGAGCCTTGTTAAGCAATATGTACTTATCATCGCTGATGCTATACTCGCAATCTTCGATGGCAGGGCATGGGACAAGCTGACAGGTTGGTGGGACAACCTGATGGTCAAGATTAAGAAAGGCATCGAAGACATTAAGCTTTGGATTACTGAAGCTATTGCTCAGTTGCCTGGTGGTCAATACCTGCTGAACATGTTTAGCAAGATGCCGAACATGAATAACCCTCAGGCTATTGCTGATGGTTATGGTACAGGACCTTTGCCGCCGCAACAACCTAAACCACAAGGTGGTGGATTCAGCTTCAGCGACTTGCTTAACTGGTCTGCCCGTAACTTCAACCCTATTACGGGTGAGCTTACTCCTGGCGGTCAAGCGATGCGTGCAGCAATGAATAGTGCAAGCCAGTCTGCTAACAACAGCGGTGCACCTACGGTTATCCACCAGGATAACAGTGTCAAGGTTGATGCAACTATTACAGGTGTTGAGAACCCACAACAGGTAGGCAAGGAAGTTGCAGACCAGACTAAGCTGGCGCATCAGAATGCTTCGTCTAAATCTAACTCGCAGACGGCGGTGAAACAATGACTGACATCTTTACAGGTATTGTTGACTCGGCTACGCAGTTGGCGAATGACGCTCGTAACACACTCATGGGCGATGGTACCGCCACACTCCGTTTCAGGAACTGTGGCGGTATTAAGATGGATGCAGTCACCAACGAAGAGCACTCCTCTGAGTTGGAGATTGCAGACAACGAACTTGAGTCTGGTGCCAAGGCGTCAGACCATGCTGCTATCCAGCCGAAGGTGATAACGGTCACAGGCGTGGTTGTGGGTTACCTGGACACGTCGATTCAGGAAGACACAATCAGTGATATTACCGGCCTGAGAACGCTTGATTTCTTGGATGATATAGAGCTTCCTAAAGTAGTGTCTACTGTCCTCGAAAGTACAAGGGACTTAGCAGTAAACAAGCTAGCTTCCTTTATAGACTGGGGTGGTTTAGACGCTACCATTTCTAGCTCTTTAGTTCCTTGGTTGCCTGACTTTAGTATAGCGGAACAGCTGAAGCCTTCGGACAACTTACGTATCGAATCTGTGTACCGTAAGTTACTGGACTTCCAGAAAAACGTTATCTATTGTGACGTTGACACGGGTATTTTTAAATACACGAATATGCTTCTGAAGTCTGTTCGTGTGGTACAAGAGAAAGACGGTTCAGCCACTTTCACTTTGACTTTCCGTGAGATACTGGAAGTACCAATTGTTGTTACCAACGCTGTAGCTGCTAAGTCAACTGGCAGACCTGCTAACACAGGTTCGAAGAAAAGCGGACGAGCGCAAGCTCAGGGTGATGCAACGACGAAGAAAGATATTAACACAACTACATCTATTAGTGATAAGAAGGCGAATGATAACCGAGGCTTCAACGTTACACTCGGTGACATCTTCGGCGTTAACCTGCGAGGTCTGTTCTGATGATTATGACAACCACACACTTCCTTGATATTATCGGGAATGACGGTTCTGGTATCTACGACCTTGAACCGACCAGTGCTGGACGTCAGTCAATCTCAATTCAGATTGCAGGTTATACCTACCAGGTTGACCTACGGTTCAATACCATAGGTCAGCTCTGGCAGGCAACAGTAACCGACGTCTCATCTAACAATGTACTTTGTTCCAGTTATGCTTTACAATATGGCCGAGTAGCTTTTGGTGGCTGGGACACTCGTATTGCGCTGATAGTCAGCGATAAGTCCTCAAGCCGTATTGGTCCCATGACCGCTGATGATATGGGAGGACGTTGCAGTGTCTTCATCGTCGACAAAACAGCCTACCCGTCAGTTTGGCCGAGCGTTAAAGCTTGAGGTCAGTAACGGGAAAGAAGGTATAATCATTTCCAACCTTCGCGTTACCTTTGATATTCAAAAAGGTAATGCGAAGCATCCCAATAAAGCAACAATCACTGTATTCAACCTGACTGAATCCAACCGCTATAAACTTGCCTCTGGCGAATGGGATTACGTTCGTCTCTCTGTGGGTTATGGCCTTACAGATGTTGTGTACCGTCAAATCTTCGAAGGTGACATAACCAGGACTAATGACCAGCGTAACGGTATGGACATCCAGACTGTGCTTGAATGTGCAGATGCTCTCAAGTCATATACAAATGGATTCATGTCTGCCACCCTGACTAAGGGTTCAACGCATGACGACCTTGTTGATATGTGTCTTGCCAGCATGCCGAAGGTTGACGAAGGCTTTATCTGTCTTGATAACAATATCAAACCGTTTATGCGTGCCCGTACTATGTTCGGTCAGACTCACCAAGTTCTTGACCAGATAGCTGGGGCTAATAACGCCACGTGGTCAATTCAAGACAACAAGCTAAACATCATTCCTAATAACGGATATACTGATGCCGAGGTAATCGTGCTGTCAGTGTCGTCAGGTATGGTTGGTGCTCCTCGCGGTACAGACAAAGGTCTTGAGGTAACGTGTAATCTCAATCCTACTCTTTCTGTCGGTGGACTCGTGCAGGTAAATTCTATGTTTACACAGTACGACGGACAGTATAAAATCGACACAGTAAGATTCCGAGGTGACAACAAACCGAAAGGACCGTGGCTGGCTGATTTGACGTTACTTGGTGGTGACTTTGCCAAGAAAGTACGTCGACTCAAGAAGCCGCGTAAGAAGTCTGAAATCCAGTACGACTATGTAACCGAGCCAGGAGTTAACAATACATATGGCCGTTAACGACTTTAAAACAGCAACGCTTGACGAAGCGCTTGAAGCTGCTTTGTTTGCTGCTGCTATCGGCAAGCGTCATTGCTTACCTGGCAGGGTAATGTCATTTGACAAAGACACACAGACCATAACTGCTGAACCGATGATTAGTGCTGAACGCCCTGACGGTTCAATGCTTCGCTTGCCGCCTATTGCTGATGCTCCTTTATTCCAGTTAGGTGGCGGTCTGTTCGTTATCACTGTTGAACCTAAAGAGAACGACCCATGCCTGTTACTCGTAGCTGACCGTTGCATTGACAACTGGTATGAGACTGCTGAGAACAATGTACCTGGCGACTTCAGACAAAATGATTTGTCCGACTGCTTCGTACTTGTGGGCTTCAGACCTAGACCGATGAAGATAACCAACTGGATGGAAGGTATCACAATTCGTAAGGTTGACGGTTCGCACTATATCAACATTAACAACAGCGGCAAAGTAAGTGTTAAAGCAACTGAGCTTGACCTTACTTCAACACCTACTTTAACCGCGCCAAACACGTCTGCAACGTTTAAAGAAGCAACGATAGGTGGTATTAAGTTCAGTACCCACAAACACAAAGAGAACGGCGACGGTGGCGGTATTACAGACGGTCCACAATAAGGTGGCTTATGAGAACCAGACGACTTGATTCAAACTGGGACTGGAACTTCGGACGTGGTCGTCTGGACTACGCCGAAGAGTCTGAGTCCATTGAACAACGCATCAAACAGATTCTGCAGTGTTATACAGCAGACTGGGTTCACGACCTGGAGTATGGCATAGACTGGTTCGGTCTCATGGATAAGCCTGTTCAATGGGCTGAGCTTGAGGCTGCAATCAAGACTGCTATACTGTCAGAATATGGCGTTGTATCTATTGACAGCTTTACCCTTAACTTCGACCCTGACTCACGTCATGCTACTTACACGGTAGAAGTTAACGACATTTATCATAACCCAATTAGTGTTAACAGAAGTGTTAACCTGGCAACGGCGAGGTAATCAATGGGCTCGGTAACTCAAACCGGTTACACGCCAGTAATGCTTGACGACTGGATTTCCAGATTCGAGACATTATTCCGTCGTGTGTATGGCGCTGACATCGACCTGTCAGCTAAATCTGCAGACGGACAGATGGTCGGCATACTGGCACAAATCTTTGCGGACCAGGACGAGCAAGTTGCTATCCTGTTCTCTATGCTTGACCCTAACCAGGCGTCAGGCGTTTATGTTGACCAGTTCCTTGCTTACCTCAAGCTTTCTCGTAAGTCTGAGCAGGTTACACTGCTGACTAAAGTTAAGATTGAAGGCAGCAAGAACTTAATCGTACGTGTGCCTTATATTGTAGCTGATGCTGCTGGTAATGAATATCAGCTCAACTCTACTGTAGCGCTTGACGATACAGGTGTTGTTGAAACTAGCTTCAGCTCCACTAAAACTGGCCGCTTTGTAGTGCTAGCTAACGATGTGCTGACACCAAAGACTATCCTGCCTGGCGTTACTAAGGTTACTAACCTGCAGGTATCTTCTGGCGGTGCATCCACTGAGCTCGACTCTGAGGCTGTTGACCGGGCATACGACTCTTACGGTATTACGTCACAAAACACAGTGGACGGTATCGTGGCTGAGATTCGTCAAATGCCAGATGTAATCGCCGCTGCTGGTTACGAGAACGACGAAGATACTACTGACCCGTTAACAGGTCTGCCTGCTAAGAGTATGCAGATTGTAGTTGATGGCGGTACTCCTGCTAAGATTGCAGACTGTATCTTCAGACGTAAATCTACAGGCTGTAAGCAGATTGGTACACAGTCATATAACGTAACAGATAAGACTGGCAAACCTCGTACAATGAAATGGAGCCAGCCGACGTACGTCAATATGTATGCGTCGATTGTTGTTGCTCGTAAAGAGCTGTTTACTGATGTGTCTGAGGACTTGATTAAAAATGCAATCTTGTCCAAAGTGTTTAACATCGGTGAAGAAGTATCTACTTACGAACTGGGCCAGTTGGTTCAAGGTGCAAACCCGAACTTCTACATCCAGTCCTTCTTTGTGGGTACAACAGCAAATCCGACGTCTGGCACTATCCAGAAGATTACTGCATTACAGCGAGCAATCTTCTCAGCAGACAGAATCACTATTGCGGTGGTAAACGCTGATGGCTAATTACAAGCAACTGTTAATCCAACAGTATGCTGACAAACCAAAAGCCCTGGCAACAATCCAGGGTTTTGACGATGCGATTCAACCTATCTGGGACGGAGCACAACAGGTTGTTGATAGTCTTAATATCGACAAAGCTTTTGGCAAAGGCCTGGATAATGTTGCTGCTCGTGTAGGTGCGTCACGCGTACTGAAAAAAGGTGTTGACCGTAAGTTCTTCGGCTTCACCAATAAGATTCCTGATGTACTGGGCTTTGGTGGTTCGTCTGGCAGAAAGGGTGGACCATTCTATCGTTACGGTGCATCACTGTTTGACCCAGTTGTTCTTGATGATGTTGACTTGCGTACATATATCAAGATGAAAATCTGGAAGAACTTCCAGGAAGGCACAATGCCATACTTGATTGACTTCCTGATTGAATTCTTCGGCGTGAACAACTTTGTTGTTACTGACAACGAAGATATGTCTCTCACGTTAGAAATTTATGGTACACTCACGCCATTGAAACAGGTGCTCATCCAGAACTATGACATCTTGCCGAGACCGATGGGTGTTAAGATTAACCTGAACACAAGCGTAGATGCAACAGATGCGTTGTATCGTTATGCTACTGTAAACTTACCAGCACAGGTGAACGTATATGGCTGATGTACAGACTAGACCGGATAATGACATCTTCGCGAGTGCTGCAGGCACTGGTGAGCTGTTACCATTCGGCGACCTTGCCCGTGGTTGGGGTGCGACCCTGGGTTACTCAGACGGTATTCCACCTATGGAGTGGTTCAACTTCATTGGTAACCGTACTGACAAAGGCATCCACTATATTCTGCAGCAAGGCGTTGACGTCTGGGTTGCCACCGAGACATATCCTGTTGGTGCTCTTGTTAAAGTACAAGCAAGCAATATGCTCTATCGTTGCCTTGTACAGAATATTAACATGGCGCCAGCTAACAACCCAACCCAGTGGCGCCCTGTACTCGACCTTACTGCTGCAACTGCTGCTGCAAGACAGGTCGGCAAGAACTCAGGTAACCTGATTCAGGTTGGCGCGTTTGGCCTCGGTGGTAATGCTGAAGTTGTTACTAACGCATCGTCAATTACTAACGATGGCTTGTATCAGCTTACACCCACAGGAGTAGGCGGTCCAGAGTCAGGCGTTGCATGTGAACTGGTTCATATCCAGATTGATGCTAATAACGCTACTCAATGGGCTAAGCCTGCTAACAAGCGAATCCTGTACCTGCGCGACAAGATTAATGGTACCTGGAACTCATGGGAAGGTCAGTATGGTCCTAGTAATAAACCGTCTGCTGCGGACCTGAACATTGACCAGGACTTCATCCCTATGGATGGTTCTGACTCAATCCGTGGTAACCTCGGTACAGTAGGTTGGGTTCATATTGCACGCAATACTTCTGACCTGTTCCGTGCTGCTAACTCTTCTGGTGTTGCAGTTCACGAGGTATCTGGTAACGTAGCAGGCGGTACGGCAGTTACTGAGTACATGACCTCCGTGTCTGTTTCGGCCAACAGTAACTTGATTACTGCAGCTCGCTGGGGTTCAGTACCTATGACGCACATCCAGCATATCCTGGTATCTGGCGGTGCAACCCAGATTAACCTGGCTGTGTCTCGTGCCGGTGGTATTGCTGACAGACGTATTGCCGCATTGTCTGTGGATGGTGCAAATAACCGAGTCACCACACTAAATAGCTTTACTTTATGTGAAAATGGGACTAGAGTATATTCACCAAATAACCCTCAGCCTGTTGACTTATCGAGTGTCGTGAATAGCGTCCGTTGGGGTTCTGAAGTAACTAACCCAAGAACTGGCGGCGAATCCTTCGTGCTACGCGTCCCATCTGGTCACGCAGCAACTGGTTTCGATATTCATTCTAAGAGCGGTCGTGAAGATGAATTCCGTAATGTCTTCTCTCGTCCACTCCAGATTCTCGTTAATGGTAGCTGGTTCACTGTAGGACAAATTTAATGAAGATTGCCAAAACGTTCGGTCCCTTTACTCCTCGCTTACCTGCGAGTGAAAGCGAAGAACATATGGCAAACACCCTCGGCGTCGCCTATCTTGGCGCGCCGGATGGTCGTTGCTGGTATGATGTTATCCCTGAACTTGAAACTGAATGTAAAGGGATGCACTTCGTTACTGTGAATGACGATAAAGCTGTTACCGCTGTTTCTGCTGACGCGTCAACGCTGTTCCCGTCTGGCTGCTATGTAATGGCTGTTACAGGTGCGCCTGACGCCATGGTGCAACGTGTAGGTACATGGTTGTTTAACGGTAAAGGCTTCGAGCTCGACCCTTCTGTGGGTATCGAACAAGCAAGACGTCGTAAAGCGTCGGCGTTGGAAGAAGCTACTTTGCAGGTTTCTATTCTGCGCGATGCAGTTGATTCAGGTAAAGCAACTGACAACGAAAAACGCTTGTTTGAATTGTGGCGTGATTATCGTATTGCTGTTAACCGCCTTGACATCAACGAAGGTACGGTAATGAAGTTACCTGCTAAACCGGAGTAACTATGGAACTTGCACAGTTTAATAACTTTACCGAATATCGCCCACAAAGGTCGGCTGTCAACTTAGCTAAGTTTAAAGCTGGCTGTACGTTCATTCGTGATGTAGGCGGTAACGACTGGTACGAGGTTGTAAGGCTAATAGCCCGTCAGTACAAAGACGCATGGTTTATTACTGTGGATGAGTACAACGTCGTTGTTGCTGCAACCAAACTGCCTGGTCAGATGTTCCCTGTTAACGCCAGCGTTTATGTTGTTGACGAGATTCCTGACGTTAAGAACTTCTCTGAAGTATGCCATCAGTGGTTGTACTTCAATGGCAAGTTTATGTTGCATGCAGACAAGCTCAAGGAAGATGCTTCATACAAACTTAAATCTGAGTTAGCTTGGGTTGGTGATGAGATTGATAAGGAAGAGGACCCGACACGCCGTGTTCTGCTGAGTAAATATCGAGCAGCTCTTACAGTGCTTGACATGTCAGCCGCACCTCATATCGACTGGCCTGAGCGACCATAAGTTATTGATGCCAGCAAGCTTAATCAGTTGCTGGCATATTTCTTTTGGCAAACAATCGTGCTATAATCCACTCTGAGTGTACAACCAACCGGAGCTAAGGGATGCACGACTTATTCGAGCGCTGGTGCTATACAATTGGCCAGTTCATTGCCTGGCTTACAATAACAGTTAGTACATTGTCTTTAAGTGATTGGGGTACTATCATTGGTATTATCTCATCCCTTATAATGTTAATTGTTGTTACCTATAACCAGACACGTCGAACCAAAATTATGTCGGACTATTACAGACGTAAGAAGCCGGTGGAAGATGAGGTAGCTTCCGAAGAAGAGGTGTTGCGTGAGTCTAAAATCAACAGCGACTAAAGGTGGTTGTTCCGTACTTGCTATTATTGGTCTGGTATTATCAATGACCAGTACGCATGTACGGACTAACCAGGAAGGTCTTGAAATAATCGGCAATGCAGAAGGTTGTATGCGCAACCCATATGTTTGCCCTACTGGCTACCTTACCGTTGGTATCGGTAGCCGCATCTATGAAGATGAACCGGCAGTGCGTAAAGCAGGTTTGACTGACCAGGAGATTGCTGACCGCTGGGTCAAGAATATCCAGGAAGCTGAAACCTGTGTTAATAACTGGTTCCACGGAAAGGAAATGAACGACAACCAGTTTAGCGCAATGACCTCTATGGTATTCAACCACGGTTGCACTAAGTTGCGTCGTAATAAAGATGGTTCTCCAACCCGCATCTATACTGCAGCTCGCTACCAGAACTGGACGGAGATGTGTAACCGTATTACTGACTGGGATATGGGCGGCAAGTACAGAGGCTTGACTATACGTAAGCAGAAGGAAAAAGCCTTATGTCTAAAACCGGTGCAGTAATAATCACGTTGTTCGGAATTGCCATAGTTCTGCTGTGTTTGTGGGTTAAGTCCCTCAAGCAGGACATTCAAATCAAGGATGATACTATTGAGCAGATTACAAAGGACAACAAAGAATTGTCCACTGCCAATACTGAGCTGCGCGGTCAGATAGCTGTTGAGCGCAATGCTTCTGCTGACATGGCCCTTAAGAATAAAGAGCTTGAGGACAAGCTCAAAGAAAGGAAACCAAAGTATGACGCAGCTACAAAGAATGATGCTTGTGCCAATACTAATGCTCCTGACGGTGTTATCGACCTCATGCAATAACAAGCCTGAGGTTATTTACAAGGACAGAATCGTCAAGCAGTACACGCCTCAGGCTTATCTTGTTACGTGCAAGAAGCCTGTGTTGCAGGGTAAGACCTGGAAGGATATAGGTCAATTGGCAATAGACAGGGGAGTGGCTCTTGAAGATTGTACTTACAAGATAGATAAGATAATCGAATGGAGTAATGGAAAGGGCCCCGAATAAGGGCCCTTTATTTTATCGCTTGGCTTTGCGCTCGTTAAAGTTAGCACAGTGAGAACAAAGTACTGTACCGGCAATCAGCTCACGACGCTTTGGTTCAATAGGCTCGCCACACTGATAGCAATCAATAGGACTCACACCTTTATATTGCACGCGACTTGCTATTGCTGCATCACGTGCAATCTGCTCAGCATCCGATGCCATATCGTTAACGTCTGAAGTGCGGGTAGTCTCAATCATTTACATTCTTCTTCACAGTAGATAGTTTCTAACTCGTCGCATAGCTTCTGTGTCCATGCGTCGTCCTCGCCTCGTATCTCAAAACACAGGGCGGTAATATCATAACCGTTGATACCGCTTTTGTAAAGCTTTTTGGCAACATCTTCCGGTTCTTCCTGGAATATCCGCATAAACCAGTCCAGTCCCGTCTTACATTCTGAGGCGTCTAGTATCTCCTTCGCCCTTGCCTTAAGCGTTTCATCTACTGGGTATTCTAAACCTATATTAGACATATAATAGACCTTTAGTGTGCCTCATCCCAGTTCATACCTATTTGCGCATCTGTAAGAACAGGAACACGGAGTGGTAACACTGTTTCCATGACCTTTACAAAGTCCTTAAATCCTGCTTCTGCACTCTTAGTGTTTGGGATAGAGAAGTTTAATTCATCGTGTACTGTAAGACGCGGAACACCAATCTCGTCAAAGTACCCGTCCTCATAACCTTTCAGCATACCGGCTTTCATCTGGTCCGCAGAAGAACCTTGAAGGACTCGGTTGATTGCTTTGTGGGTGTTAGCCAGTTTAATATTACCACGGTTATATGTGGCAAGGGCTTCATCTTTCGGAAGTGGAGTAAAGCCTTGGCCACCCCATTCAGGCACCCACAAATCAAACCACGTTTTGCGGCCCATTATAGTTTCAACGTAACCCTGTGAGTAGCATAGCTCTTCATAGTGTTTCATTGTTGCACCGATGAATGGTGCACCTTGGTGGTAAGCCGCAAGGATTGGTTCTGCTTCCTCAGGAGTCATAGCCAGCTTACGGGCAAGCGCTTTAAGCATCATGCCATATAACAGACCGAAGTTAATTGTCTTCGCTGGTTTACGTTCTATAATGTGACCTGAGGCTTCCTTAATAATGTCGACCATAACAGCGTGGTAATCTGCTTCCGGGTTAGCCGCAAAAATTGCTCGTAACTCATCAGCACCCGGTCCGACTGCAAAATGCGCCATGAATCGATACTCGATTTGGGCGTAGTCGGCGGAAGCCCATCTGTGTCCAAGGTCCGGTACGAAACAAGAACGAACGAGTGGTCCCAATACTTTGTGTCGAGACGGTATATTCTGCAGATTAGGGTCAGATGAGCTAAACCGACCACTAACGGTTCCGCCGTCATCACCGCGCATTTGATGGAATTGACCGTGAAGGAAGCCATTTGTATTCATCCCCAAGATGTAGCCACGAATAAACGTGGACTGGATTTTCTCATAGGACTTAATCTCGGAAATAAGCTCTGCAAACGGGTGATGCAGGCCTGCAAGAAAGTCCGCCGTAAATGATGGGTTACCTGCTTTAGTTCTGCCATACTCCAGACCTAAATGGTCAAAGGCAAGAGCAAGGTCACTACCCGAGTTGACGTTAACATTGAAGCCAAGCTGGTCACGTATCTGCTTGTGCATCTTCTTAATCTCTTCGGACAATCTGTCGTCGGCGACCTTCGCTGCATCCAAGTCAACACGTACACCTGCAAAACGCATTTTCAACATTAATGGAATGAGCTTGCACTCCATATAAAACACGTCAGTTAAAGCCCAGCGTTGAAGTAAAGGCCACTGGGCTTTCATGATGTGGATAGGTAAGTCCGCATCTGATTCTGCATAGTAGCCCACAAGACGTGGAGGCGTTTTGTAGATGTACTTACGGGCTTCACCTGTAGGTTTACACCCGTAAGCTTCCGCAATCCACTCATACATTTCTGCTGAGTCTTTGCCTTCACCTACATATTTTCTTCCAAGTCCTTCCAACGCCACACGCGCACCTGGATCGAGAAGAGCTTCTGCATATTGAACATCCATGCACAGTCCTTTGACTTCCACGCCTTCTGCAGAAAGCCAGCCCAGGTCATATGTGATGTTAGCACCGACTTTAGTCTGCTCAGGTCGCGAAAGTTCCCGTCGTAACCAACCAAATACTTGCTCAACTGGTAGGTTATCCTCTGCTCCGAGCTCGTGTCGTATTGGGTAGTAAGCTTTGAATCCGTTGTCAGTGGCGACACTAACTCCAACGATATGACCTTCCCGCCTGGCCCAACCAGAACCATTTGTGTCCATCCCTGGGTCCCATGTTTCACAGTCAATACCGATAAGCTTCGCAGAAGACAAATCCGGGTAATGCGCGCGCGGCCGCCATCCAGTATCCCTGACATGCGGAATAGGACGGTTGATAGGTTTAACATTCTTGACCCCTTCAAATCCATCAAAAAGAAAACTCATTGACCTGCCCTCACGTACGCAAGTACAACTGTACGCGTGTCGTTCTCCATCTTAAGCGCCTGACTTCCTAGTCCAATACGTTGCATGCCTTTTGCAAGTTTGCTCACTTGACTTATAACACAGTTAAACGGCTTTGTAAACTTAGTTGACTCAAAGTTGATGTCAACAGTCATCTTTGGAATCACATCATCTGGAAGGTTAGCCTTTGCCTTGCTTTCACTTATAACCTGCAAGATTGCTTGACCTTCATCGTAACCCGTAAGCTGGTCCATAACTTCCAGGAACTCAGGTGTGATGTCTTCCATGTTCATTTCCATGCTGAAGAACTTGGAGATGTCTGGCCATGTTGCTGCAAGTACAGGTGAATCCATCTGTACGTTATCTTCAAACCCGAAGAACATCTGACCGCGAGTATATCCTACACTTGTGGGTTCCATCTTCAGCTTAACCAAGGCATCAAGCATTGGCTTTGAAATAGCACACTCAAACTCAAAGTCAACGTTAAGCTTCTCGCGAATCATATACTTACCATTTGTCGCGTAAGCATAGCCATCGCGTAAAAGTAATGATGTCGCCCAGACTTGTGGAGCCTCGTTAGGTACCCATTTTGCGAGAGCTGATAAAACTGGTAGGAGCTCTCCATGTGCGGAGTACCACGTATTGACTGAAGTAACTGGTGGCAGAACTTCAGATAAGCATTGCATTCTTGTCTTAAGAACTCCTGCTGTGACAGTGAGGTTCCCTCCGGCGGTGATATTGAAAGTAATCTCTTTAGTCCGTGCAGCATTAACGGCCTTGCGAAATGATTCAGCATCAACTTGTATGTCTGGGAAACCTGGCGATGGTACTCGTAATAATACGTTCTTGTAGAACGAGTGCATGACTTCCTTGTCCACCCATAGCTTGCCCATAAGACCGCTATCAGTGTACTTGACAGGACGAACCCTTTCAACGATTTTCTGTAAGGCTTTGGTGTCATAGTTAAATTTGCCCATAGTTAAAAGGGCGACCTAAGCCGCCCGTCTCCTTATACAGCCATCGGTAACTTAATGTTTGCCATCGGCGTATATTCCGCCATCAGGCCGTTCAAATCATCAACGCGGAAGTTGAAGATTGATTTGTCGTAGATTGCGTTGATTGATGGTCGACGACGTGCGTTAGTGTCATACATCTCATCAGCGTTCTCTACGATACGCTCAAGGAACTGCTTTGAAGCGTCAACATGGTTTTCGTAGATGTGGTAATCACCCAGCGTAACAGTCAGGTCACCAATGGCACAACCTACTTCAGCCGCCAACATAATCTGCAGTAACTGATGCAAGAGGATGTCATGTGGCAGACCGAGAATCACGTCAGCGCTACGCATATGGAACATCAGCTCAAGCTCATTTGCCCCATTAACAAAACACTGGAAGCCATGATAGCAAGGCGGAAGGGCCATGCTCGGCATCTCTTGTGGGTTCCATGCCGTTACATACATACGGCGGTCTGTAGGATTGGTTTTCAGCGTATGTACCAGCTCTTGCAACTGGTCTGTCAGCTCGCCATTCTTCCAGTACTCTTTAACCCATTGAGCACCATACACAGGACCTAAGTCGCGGTTGTCAGGTGTGCCCCAACGTTTATTTGCATCCTGCAGGTTGGCTTCCCACCAGTTGCAGCCCAACATCTTCAAAGTATCGACGTTGGTAATGCCGTTGATAAAGCAATAAAGCTCAGCACCTACAGCTTTGATGTTAACAGGCTTGAAGATTGGAACCATCAGCTTGTTGTCTTTAAATGCCAGTTTGAAAGCAGTGCCAAACAGGCGGCGAGTACCGGTACCGGTGCGGTCACCTGACTGTTCACCCTTATTCAGGATGGTAGAAATCAGGTCGTCGTACAGTGCGTCAACAGTTTGGTATGTTTTCATTACAGCAGTTCCAGTTGGTTAGGGTTAGTGTGTGCATTGATAATTGCCTGAATGTCAGGTTTGACCCAACCTTCTGGCTTAACAATGTCCTGGCCTGATTTGTGCTTACTGTTGCTTGCATCAGGTTTAGCACGTTCTTTCGCCATGTTGGCTTTCTGCACAGCATCCCATGCATCATCCAGTGGCCAGTTGTTTGCAGCGCACCAGTTGATAAGATGGATGATAAGCTGTGCCAGACGGTCGCAGTGAGTGTCTTCAGTATCTTTAACATATACACGAAGACCCTTGGCATCAAACTTCTCCATCCAACTGCATGGGTCAATGAAATGAATAGGGTATTCAAATTCATTTGAGAACCAGGTAGTCTGGTCATACAGATAGAGAGTACCTGCAGCGATATAGATAAGGTCAACAATGCCGTCCAGGAATTCAGCTTTGTCGCCTTCCTTGATGGCTTTCTCAATCTCATCCATCTCTTCGATGAGACGGTCATAACGAAGTTTGAATTCAGGCTTACCACCTTCACTGATAGGCTTGAGGTCAAACTTCTGGTGGAAAGCAGTTACACCTGCAGCAATTTTACTGAATCGCATCACGGAGCTCCTTACATACAGTTTCGATGAATTTACGTTTGGTCTCAGTAGACCAGATAATATGACGGGCACGTTCTACAACGTCGTAACGGTCTTTACCCACAGGAAAGGGAACAATGAAAAGGCCAGTACGGGAGATGCGCTTGATATACGGAAACTTGCAGCGCATGGTTGTTTCAAATGCTGTGAAAGCACGTTGTACGCTAGCTGTGAATTTGACCTTATCAAACTCGTACTCAATGTCTTTGGCGTACTGACACACTTTGGCGAAAGCATCTGCAGGCAGATAGTCTTCACGACCAGTGTTATTGACAAAATCTATTTGACCCTGCAGACGCAGAATCCAGATGTGGTAATATGATTCGGCAACACGTTGTAAGTTCATTGTACTCTCTCCTAACGAAATATAACTTATTATACTACATCACTCTCTAGGGGTAAAGCACTTTTTTATATTCGGGTAAAAGAAAAAGGACCAGCGCAAACTGGTCCTTTTGGCAGGGCTGGATGATTACACAAGGAGTAGAAACAATGCAACTGTCAACGTCATGCACTTCCGGTACACTTGCTGTGCGCTCTCCTCGGCGAAGTATATAGCGTTACACTTATCACAAGGATTAAGAGAAGAGCACACAGCAAGTAACCAGCTTAGTTGTGGTGTTTCAGCGACCTGGTGTTATTGTGGATAACCTGCCATCCCGCGAGGATGTCAAAAAGGAAAATGCCAAAACACCACAACTAAATTGGTTGACCGCCATCTACATCCGGCGCCAGGGTCAAGGTAGCGAGCCAATACCCCTTATGGCGTCCCGGGACTCAAACCCAGGCATCATGGCATTTCCCAAATCTCGGTCAGCGAGCAGAATTGAACTGCATTCACTGGACACCCTCACTGAACACCAACGCACCAGGCTTAATCAGTTTGTTGAAAAGGAGAGTTGTAAGGATGTCCATTGAATGCACCTCCGAAGAGGTGCGTTCGTGATCAGCGCCGATTATTCTGCGTCGTTGTCAACGTCAGTTTCGGTATTACCGCCAGCCAGTGCAGCCGCTTCAGCTTTAGCAGCTTCGGCTTTCTGACGAGCTTTTTCAGCTTTCTCTTCAGCTTTGCGAATCTGCTCAGCAGCTTTCGCTTCGGCTTTTTCAGCTTTAGCTTTAGCACGCGCTTCAGCTTTCAGACGCTTCTCTTCGGCTTTAGCCGCATCACGTTCTGCTTTCGCAGTATCGATGCGTTTAGCCAGAACTTTACCGGTCGCTTTACGCCAGTAGGTCAGCTGAGAAGAAACGGTGCCGCGGGACATTTCGGTTTGTGCAACCACTTTGTCCATAACGTCAGAGCTGGATTCGCCTGCTTCGTGTGCCTGGTCAGCCAGGTCCCAAACGAAACGCGCACCAGTGCCAGCTGCCGGGTACATAACGCCGTTTACTTCTTCTTTACCAGATACAAAAGTCAGTTTCTCGCTCATAATTTTTTCCTCGTCTACAGGGCTTAATGTTTGTTTACGTGGTTAAGTATAACCCTTTTAAAAAAGTATGTACACATCTTTTTTAAACTTTTTTCATACGCGTCTAAAAAGGAATGTCATACTCAAAATCTTTACAACCGGATGCTTGTATCTTCGGCGGCGGTAACTTGCCTCCGAACCGTGTGCAAACATCTTCCTTATAATAGAGGCACTGCACACAACTCATATCCTGTAAAAAGATGATGAGTTGTCTACGAGCTTCTGGCGGCAACGTCTTTGCGATTGCTGCCACTTTATTGAATTCATCTTGGTTGGCCAAAACCATTCCCCCAGTCATAGTTCATGATTTGTGGGTAAGGGCGTTTAATCCATACCTTCAGTTGCTTAGGTACAGCAAGCTCACCCTTACGTTTGATAAACTCGTCACATGTTGATGGAGGTTCAGTGCCTGCAGCATTCTTCCACCAAGCATCTGCCATATTCTTAGCAGACCCATAAGCTTCAACGTTGACCCATGTTGTGTATATCTCCAGGTTAGAATAGTATATTACCTTTATACTGTCGGGTCTTCCTGGTTTCTGAAACAACGAATAGTTTACCAGCGTAACTGGTTTGTCTACAACACGAAGTTGCCCATTCGTCATTACTTCTTCTTCCGAAGATTCCATTGCAATAGCAGGACCTGACGTCTGGAATGTGAATTCATGCCCGCAAGCAGGATGTACACCATTTTCATCAGGCTTACTTCCTTTGGCAGGATGCTTACAGAACTTGGCTGCAAATCCACTTACCTGATGGCAGATAGGACATTCCTTGCCGCCAACAGTCTTTGGTCCGCCTTTCTTTTTCTTCTTGCCGAGACGCGGAGGTACTGCAGGGTCGTCGATAGGGCCAAGGTCAATTGTGTTAGATGTAAAGTCCATTACCAGGCAGTTCTCTTTGCCCGGCGCAGTACGTAAACCACGACCCAGAATCTGTACCCACAAAGCGACAGAAGTGGATGGTCTGAGAATCCCGAGCATATCAATCTCTGGATAGTCAAACCCTGTTGTCAATACGTTTACGTTAACGCAGACACGAGCTCTACCACTTGTAAACTCGTCAAGCAGATGCTCTCGCTCTTTCTTACTTAATCCGCCATGTATGACAACTGTCTTCCAGCCGCGTATCTCGAACTCATCGGCTACTTCATACGCGTGGTCAACACTTACTGCAAACACAAGTATGTGATGCCTGTCACTGCCATAGTGCATCATCTCACGAATGGCTGCACCGGTTATGTCCGCCTGATTGACTGCTGCTTCAAGTTCGGAAGGTATGTAATCACCCATACGTGTTCCTACTTTCGAAGTGTCAATCTTAGTTAATACTTTTTTGTTGACAAGGCGTGACAAGAAACCTTCATTCACCAGACGAGTGAATGAGTCAGGTGTTGTCAAGTCATAACAGATGTCTGTAAAGATACCGCAGTCAAGTAAGTGACCACCAGCTAAACGGTACGGAGTTGCTGTAAGACCGGTAACCTTAATCTTCGGGTTGACTTCCTTGAAGTGCGCAATAACCTTACGATAAGTTGTCTCGGACTTCTCTGGAACAAGATGAGCTTCGTCGATGAAGATAAGATTGAACTTACCGGCTTCTTCCAGGTTGTTGACGATGGACTGAATTGATGCTACAACAATACGACCTGATAAGTCTTTACGACCTACAGACGATGAGTAGATTGAAACTGGTGCATGTGGCCAGTGACGAGTAATCGCCTTGGCATCCTGTTCAACAAGCTCTTTAACATGCGTCAGGATAAGAATACGTTGACGAGGATATTGAGTAAGAATATCCTTCATAAGCATACCGAGTACAGGAGACTTACCTGACCCAGTAGGCATGACAATCAATGGATTGCCTGAGTGTGAATTGAAGTAAGACCACCAAGCGGTGACTGCTTCTTGTTGATACCAGCGAGCTTCAAAAGCCATCAGTAAGTCTCCAGCTGACCTTGAGCATAAAGTTTATTCATACAACGTTTTAAAGCACGCTTGCACAGACCGCATTTATTCGCTAAGTTGATAACATGGGAACGGCGCATAGCGCGCTGAATGACTGTACGACGACGTTGTGACTTCATAACTGTCTCCTCATTTAATATAGACATTATATCACTTCCATGTGATAACGTACACTTTTACTTTAAGGAGAAGGTGACGGGTTCTTCACTTTGTGGGAAGACGTCTGCAGGTTTATAATCCCCGCATGCTGCTAGTTGTGTTTGAATTGTTTCAAGGTTATGGTCGTGCTTCTTGCAGTACCATACCTTGCCCTGCACAGGAGATGAGTATGCACAGGTCCTGCAGTTCTTATCTGGTGCAGCACCTTTGTGGCACAGATGATGGTATTCGCACATACCTACACGACACTGCCACCACAACGGCGATTCAGAAAGCTTCGGCATATCAAGACCAGACTCAGCAGTGATCACGGCTTCTGCTTTTGACAGCTGCATATCACTTTCTAACAAGTCGATGGTAATCTCTTCATAATACATCTCATCAGTGTTCTTGTTGATTGCAATATATAACGCCCTGTCAAGCTTCAGCTCTCGCATATAAACCTGCATCTGAGAATAGTGAACAGGCTTACTTGCTTTAACAGACTTGTGCTTAATCAGCTCTTTGAATGACTTGTCACCGTGTGTCTTAAACTCGGTTAAAGCCCATACACCATTGAACTTGATTACACAGTCACATGAACCAGAAAAGATGTCGTTGAATTTACTGATTCGCCATTGCTTACCCGTCTTAGGGTTGACAGGCAATACTTCTTCACAAACAGAGCGAAGCCAACCGATGATACGGTCTTCTTCCAGCGTACCACGGTTAAACAATCGTAACTGCTTAGCTGTGAACTTCTCTTTGTACGACCAGTGCAATACGTGCCACAGGTAACGATAACACTCGTGTCCAATTTGCGAAGCACCTAAATGTCCGCGACGTTCTTCCTTCTCGTGGGCTTCGACAATAGCAACATCAATACGTTTGCCAATCTTATCCAGCAATCCCATTCTAGTCTCCTGCAAGGTCTCCAGGTTCAAACTCATCGTAGATAACTCCTGCTCCCACAACCAGGTGAGAGACGGCGTTTGCCATGCTGTCTTTCCACTTGGATTGCTTAGCCTTGTGTACAAAGGCTACAACACGTCTGACGTGTAAATTGGCAGTAAGCATCTTCGCACAATGTTCGCACGGAGGATATGTGATGTATACAGTAACCGGGCCTAACGAGGAAGCGTCTAACTCCTTCCTTATATTAGCTAGTGCATTTACCTCACTATGTATAGTGAGAGCGTTCTTAAGCTCATTAGGCACCTCCTTTAAGGCGTCTAACTGCTCAGGCAAACCGTTATAACCTGTTGATATAATTCGCTTTTTGGCATCGACGATTACACATCCAACCTGGCGCTTAGGGTCCTTGGACCAGCTAGCAATCTCCTGAGCCACTCGTAAAAAACGCTTATCCCACTTATCCATAGTATCCTCCGCATACAAAAACAGGAGCCGAAGCTCCTGTTTGATTATACCTGGGTTAGATTACTCTTCCCAAGGAGCCGGTTCGTCGGTCTTACCAGACGTCGCACCAGCAGCGGCACCTGCACCCGCACCCGCATTCACTGTTTGTTTCTGCGAGGTCGTTTGAGATGCACCTTGCGTTGAACCAACAGCAGTAGTTGCTTCAGACGCATTTTTGTATTCTTTAATATCGTTGCGGTCGTCGTACTGACCGGTCTTATCAATCTTAATACCGACCTTACCCGTTACGATGCGGTTTTCCAGCAGGTCAGTACTGGTAAGTTCAACGATACCAACTGCACGGCACAGCTGAGACAGTTTGCGGTGGCCAATATCAACAGCCTGTTGATTCGGGTTGGAGTAGGTAATCATGTCAAACACGACACGGTTAGCGAACTCACCTTCATTAACACGCAAACGAAGGGACAGGTATGAACCAGTTCCTGCAGCAGTCGGCTTAAGCTCGACTTCTTCAATCATCAGTTGATACCAGTTCTTAGGAATTGGGTCAAACGATGCTTGTGGTTCGACTTCTGCAGAGTTAAACTGTAATTCAGCCATGGGTTTTACCTTTTCAATAGTTTAAGTTTTGGTTTAACGCTTTACCGGCAGCGTTCGGCCGTGGAACACATTATACGCCACTTTTTATCGCGGCGTAAACGTTTTTATTCGCCGGATTCTTCTTCGGCTTTAGCCTGTTCAGCCGCCTTCTTGGCAATCCAAGCCATATGCTTTTCTTTCGATTCATCTGAACCGATTTTGGTAACACCGCCTGGGTCAGTGTTATTCGCTTGTTCTGCTTCACGTCCAGTCATAAGCACATAGCTATCAGACTCAGCATGGTAGTACCAAAGCTGATAAGGATGATACCCCTGCAGCTTGTCGTAAATCCAGCCAAGGTTAGCAGGCTCACGTGCTTCCAGCTCACGACCTGGTGCATTACGACACTTAGCTTCCCATTGGAAGTCAGGTTGTGTCTGCAGGTAACGTTCACAGTTACCATCCTTATCAGGTGCAGTCATGCGTAAAGCAAGTACAGCATCCATAAGATAAGGAAGTTGTTTCGGTAACTGCTGACCAGGCATGAGAGGCGAATAAAGCATTGCACCGGTAACTTCATCTTTATTCTTCTCCAGCTTACAAAGGTAAGCAACGCTGAAAGGCAGGTCACGGAACTGACGCATGATGTACATCATCTTGTCGTTAGTGTTACCATATGCCTGACGTTTGTCGTTGACCTGAGTCTTCTCATAGTCAAGACATACTTCAGCGACGTCAGAAAGAGAGTCGAAGATAAGGTGCTTGTACTTCTTCGCTTCTTTGCTTTCAGTCAGCCATTTGTACAAGTCCAGAATATCCTGGAACTTGCCAATGGGAGTTGAGTCAATGTCTGCATCAGCTACAGACATCAAACCACCTTCAGCATCGATGATAAGCACTTCACCGTGAGGCAGTGTTTTAGCCAGGCTGGTCTTACCTACACCAGACTGGCCATACACCGCAACCTTTGGCAGTTTGTTTTCAACTGCCGATTTGGTAGAGCGGATTTGTACCATTAATGATAGTCCTCGTATAACATTTCAGTGTCAGCGTACATCAGATAAAGTGCCTCGACGGCATCGTCCAGACTCTCGAATTGTTCACCGCAAACATAGAACTCGGACACTCCGTCTTGTGGGTAACGTTCTTCAACTACCCAGTCATGACGAACGCCGTAAGTCCAATAGTCACAGGCTTCACCTGCTTTCAGTTTACGGGTGGCTTTGAATTGGTTGAGTGTTAACATGGCTCGCTCCTCATGTGTATAGGAGTATTATACCCCACTTACATGGGGTATGTACACTACTATTTCACACGAGTTGCATTACACGACATCGGATGGTGACCAAGTCTTGTGATAAGACCGTCAAGCAGAATTCCAGCGTGAGTCTCGTTGTATGCTTCTACCCACAAAGGCAATTCCATATTCGGCATGTACACGTTAAACTTGTACACTTCTTTGAATGCCTTACTGACAAGCATAATGTCAAGGGGTTTCGGAAGTTCAATACCCTTGCTCTTCCAGAAGTTATGGAACTCAACACTGTTGACAATACCATACAGCACACGCTGAGTCAAGTCAGTTTTGAGGTCTGCCCTTGCTTTGGTATTGATATAGAAACGGCAAGAGAAGAACTCATTGACGTTAACGACATCAACCGCATAAACCATGTTAGGTTCATCGGTTGTTGGTGCGGTGTATACCACGTGTTTAGTTTTGAACAGTTCCATCGTACTCTCCTTGGAGGAAGAGGCGGGATTACTCCCGCCGTATTGATTATTGCAGTTGGTCTTTCAGTGCAGCGATACCCTGGAGCAGAGAAGCAATCTCAGGATTGGTCTGAGCCAGTTCCATTACAACAGACTGCTTACGACGGTCCATCTCAGCTTGTACTTCCAGGTCAAGACGGGCAGATGCTTCACGCAGTAACTGCTCAGCCTGCTGACGACGTTCATACTTCTCAAAGTCAGGTACAGACACAATCCACTTCAGCGTCGCGCTGTTAAAGCCTGACGAGTTGGCTTCAGACACAGACACAACATCAACCAGCTTAGTGCCTGCCAGCTCAGGATAGTTGCTGTTACGAACATCAACAACAGCTTTGTCACCGACCTTAACTTTGCCGATGTATTTGTAAGTATACACACGGCCGTTAGGTTCAAACTTAACGCCGACATACTTCAGTTTGTCGTCTGCGAGTTCAACACCCTGAGTCAGGTTAATCGACACAGGCGCAGAGTGAGTATGGTTAGCCAGCTGTTGAGCAGACATCATTTTAGATGTCAGGTATTGCTCAGAGAAAGTTGGCTTAATGGCGCGGAATACATTTTCGTTGTAAGTCAGCCAGTTACCAGTCTCGTCGATACAAGCAATCTGGCTCGTACCATCCAGCGAACTAACACCAGGACGGTTCTTTTCGATGTTGTACAGTTTACCGATGTTCAGGTTGGCGTACTGCTTGCATGCAATACCCCAGTTCTGTTTTTCGGATTTGAACTGTTGGAAACGGTTGGTGCTGAAGTTCTGCTTCAGACCACGGTCGTCGATAATCCAGATGTTCTCATATGCATTATCGGTGGCGCCGAGGTTAGCATACACTTTGCCCTGAGTCAGCAGGCGAGTGTTACCTTCGTCAACACAGATAACGAAGTTAACTGCATCGTGAGCTTTACCGTTTTTATCGAATACTTTAGCCATTGTCTTTGTTTCCTTTGTCTGATGAACGCTTTTGATACGAGCTGTATATTGACCAGGTTTAATTGGTCCGTCTGTTGTAAGTGCCAGCTTAACGCAAACACCCTTACCGATTAATTGTGTTAATTCCACTTGAGTCACCTCAGGTTGTGGGCGGGAAAAGAAATCAGCCATCTCAAACGAACTCCACCAAAAAGAAGCGTTAAACGGATGTTCGTTCAAATCAAGGATAGGTTTTCCCGCGCTGAAGTGAGCCGGTGCCTTACCCTGGTAGTTGACGCTCTTACCGACAGTTGAAGCATCCATGGCAATCTGTTCCAGACGAGCGATTGCTGCTTCATACTTACGTTCAAAAGCTGTAGGACCAAACAGCGCACGACGAATACGGGACAGATTGAACATGATTGTGTTTCCTTATTGCTTAACCGTTAAAAAGATTATATCACTAGTTAGTGGTGGTGTATACCTTTATTTTAATAAAGAAGTGCAAATAGCATCACACAAACAATGATGAGGTTGTTCGTAGTCTGCAAACATAAACTGCTGACCATTAGCAATGACCAGTTCATCCTCAATGCGCAGTTCAATACCAGCCTTCAGCATTAAGTCAAAGGCTTGCTCTTTGTTCTTGTACGGGTCGTAGATAAGATGAAACCCAGACCCACAAAGAAGGCAAGGTTTGCCTTCCAGTTTGTATGCAGCAGACTCTTTGACAGTGACGCCTGCAATGTGTGCCAGTTTCGCTAAATCATCTAACTTAGCCATGTGTAATGTACTCCACTATTTGTGTGGCAAGATAACACCCGTAAACCAGGCAACCAACTACGATAGCATCAAGAATCAGACTTGCTAGTTTCATCTGGTAGCACCTGTATAATAATACGTTCTTTATCAATCACTTCAATTGAGATACCAACTAGCTCTTTACCTGGTTCAGTGAATGCTTTACATTGTATGAATGATGTACCATACAACATCGCCTGGTCAATTGCATGACGAAGCTTGACGTTATCCTGATACATATGACGCACACGAGGTAAGACATTACAAAGAGGTTCTTTCTCGTCCATACCAATTGAGCGCATAATTGATTTGAGTATGCCCAAATGGTGGTTGTACTTATCTTCCAGCGTGTAACGCTGACCAGTCTTATTATCCATTACCATGTTAGTCTCCAATAAAGAAGGGGCTTGTGTTAAGCCCCTTGTTAATTACTCGGCGTCGTCCGTTTCAGCCGCAGTGAATGTTACAGTCGGAATACCTGGTGACACTTTAACGATTGGGTCGACAATCGCAAGCTGTTCAGGAGTCAGGTTACGATATGCTGTAATACTCATATCATACTTGGCTTTGAACAGTTTAGCCGCAACAACCTTCGGCAACTTCTTCATGACTTCTGGAACAAGTTTCTGCTCCAGGCTACGGTTGATTTTCTGTTCAACCTTCAGTTTACCAGGTACACCATGCAAGGAGAAGTCGGTAGTCTGTGTACCTTCTTTACCCTTGCTGATAATCATGTCACGTTCAAGACGAGACTTGATTGTCCGACGCAGAAGTTCCTGGTCTTCCTTCGCCTTCGCCATCCACTTGTTCAGGTTGGACAGGTTGTCCAGCAGCTGTTCCGTTGTCAGCTGTTCCATTGCTTCCGGTGTTAGTTTGGTCATTACTTGTTTCCTCGTCAGGAGTAGATTGAACTGGCAACAGCACAGCCAGATAGTTATTGTATGCTTCCCGGAACAGAGCTATCGCTTTGCTTCGCTTGAGCTCTATTATACCATTAGTGGTATGCACACGTAAAACATTATTTTTCTGCTTGCCAATCCCCTTAACGAGGAACTCAATCCTGCGAACATCTTCAAGCATGATGATGTCTATTGTGCCGCCCCATTCGTCACTACCTTCGGGCTTGGCTTGGTGCATGAATGCAAAATTCAAAATGGTAACTCCCTGAAGTAATACGGTTTAAAGTTAATACGAGCAAGCGCATTCTTCATACTGAGGTCTGTTGCATACAGTTCAGTGAAGCCAAATACAAGTTTGAACTTGTCGCTTGCCAGTATTCCTGACTGGTCGTCATACCACTTCTCAACCAGTTTACGACGTTTACGCCAACGAATATCAACGTAAACACAGATACTACCATCAGTCATGTCACTGATAGATTCAACATAACCGATAAGAGGCTTGCTGGTAGGGTCAGCAATAAGTACACGGTCACCTTTAGCAAGCTCATTCAAATTCTCAACGCGCTTGATATAGTTCTTAGTTTTCATCGTTCGTTCCTTACCAGTTCACAAGCACGTTCAAAATTCTTTTCACCGAACTTCTTACGGCAGTCATTAGCAAAATAACCGTCACCAACCAGGTAGTTACCTGGTGTGTTAAACTCGCCGACACCCATCAGCTTACGTGCAGCTTGCATACAAGAGTGTGATGGCCTTGACGCAGGACGAGTCAATCCACGTTCAGCTTTTGTGGGTACCTTATGCAGGTTATTCAATTGCTCAAGTACACCAGGTAAGTAGTCGGTGTGGAAGTGTGCAATACATTCAGATTCTGCTTCGTCAGGTGTACCAAGCCAAAGCTCTACAACACCACCTTCAACACGAGCACGAATACCAAAGTTAGGTTTACGCATATTACCTCCAGCGTGGATGGTCGTCGCAAGTGTACAACCACTCAGTTACAAACATTGGATAACCACCAGTAGGATTACCTTTACCGTCGTAGGTAGTAATCCAAGTCATGCGCTGGCGTGACTCCATTGTCTGTTGGCAGTTATGTTTCTTCATATCTGCCCTATCCCAAAAGAACCATGCAGTTATGCCGGCAATGAACAACACGATTACAATTACTTTGCCCATGTTAGTTTACCATAAAGTAAGCGGTAATACCCCATACCAAACCACAGTACACTACACAGGCAATAGCCATATAACCACGATTAGATAGTTTCATTTGTAAATGTCCATCCAGTTACGATACTCGTCATAAAAATGCGGCCACTCTTCTGTGGGATGTAGTTTAATAGATACGCCGTTAACCAGATGCAAAGTGTAAGTCTGGCGATTGACATACATGATGTTACTGTACGGGAATATATTACCCGCAGTGTCGGTGAAGTAAGTTGGTGTGTTGTGCAACACTTCTGCCAATGCAACTAACTGGTCCAGCTCAGCGCTGTAGTGCTCACGATTAAAAGACACAGCAGTATTATCACCTTCCGTTACTGAGTCAGTTGTTAACCAACCACGAATAGGAATACCTGCCGCATCTTTTTCAATTGTAATGTCCTTAATATCGGACGAACGAAAAGTCATACGGGTTACAAACTCGTCGTCTTCCTTTTTGGTGCGACGAATCACGATTGAATGGTACATTGATTGTGTCTCCTCGTTGTTAATCTTCATTTATTATGCATATAAAGGAGGGACATGTACATAGATAATTTAGTATAAAATACTTAAAAGTCTATGTACACTGATGTCTTTTTGGTTATATAATGGAGGTCCGCTAAAAGAGGAGAGTCACAATGATTAAGCCAAAGCTGTTACGACACATTCGTAACGGTGTTAAACTGCTTGCCGAAGGAAATGAGTATACTTGCAAGCAACGAGGTATCACGAAAGTCGGTCTATTTAATAAAGAACTGCCAATGCGATACTTCACCAAGTCACCATTAACACTGGTTCCTGCAGCAGAGTATTACAAAGACCCCGAAGCAGCACGTGCAAAGATTAAGGATGCACTTGATTTGCTTGTCGAGGAAGGCTACTTGACTATTCGTCAACACACTGAATCATCTTTCTATTATAAGCCAACCCTCAAGGTAACCAGCAATGACAATGACGAGTCAGCCGAGTGATATTTTAGGGCTGAAGTTCTTCAAACCAGAAGGCATCCCTCAAGTCTTCAAAGATATGAAGCGCTGGGGTATCTTCGAATTAACGTACGAAGACGATAAGCTCGAAGTACAATCAAAACCTAAGAAACCGGCAAGGGCCCCGTCCGGGCGTTCCTTTAGCACCACTGTACCTGAAGAGTGGATGACATTCGACGAAGCATTGAATCGATGCATTCGCAACCGTGAGATGAAGATTAAAGCTGTACAGGGTAACATAACCTTTGTACCAGCGTTGATTGTTCCTCGCCAATGGTACTTTGTTGACCTGGACAACCATGAAGACAACCCAGATATTGAGGCAACCCACAAAGCCATAATTGAAGGGACTCGCGGTGCTTATGCTGAGACATCTATCTCGGGTAAAGGTCAGCACATCGCTATACCATTACCATGGACTGCAGCAACGTCCAAAGAGAAAGACGACCTGCTGGACATCAAAATCCAGAAGGCTGAGATGTTCCTGGTAATGACAGGTAATGTGTTGAGTGAGTTCAACGCCAACCCTGTATCAGCCAAGCAATGGCACGAAGCTATTGAGCGATTCTTCCGTGATGCTTCAGCTCCTGACATTGATGCTCAGTTTGAGCAGAACCTTGATTTGGGTGAAGAGCATGACCATGAGCTGTATGAACAACTCGCCGAGAATACTCGTTGGGCGCTTGAACACTGGTTAAGTGATTATGCACCTGATGGTGTTGGTGTAAGTAATGATGGTTCCGAACGTCTTAGCCGTATACTGAAAGACTTACTTCGTGTTACCCGTAATTACGAAGTCACACAGCGCATCTTTATGGCCAGCAAAGCTGCGGAGTATGCAGGTCGCAGACCAAGCAGACACAGCTTAACTGAGACACAATACCTTCAATGGTTTAGCCGTGTAGGTAAGACTGTACTCAAAGAGATGCAACGTGACGGGTTGTTTGTCAAGACTCAGTTTGCTCTTGATATTAACAAAGAGCTGATGAAGAAGTCTGAGGTCAAACTTGCAGACAATGTTGAATTCAAGGTTAACGACGACATCCTTCCGTCTGAGGAGTTTGTACGTACAGCACCTACTGGATTCAAACGGCTCATCGCTGAGATTCAGGAGAACATCTCACCATCTAACAGAGTGAATGACTACGCTATCGGCACTGCACTCAATATCCTAAGTAACTGTGCAGGACGCAAGTATGTTTGCCCTGTCGGAGGTCATGCAAACTTCCTGGTGACTAACATCATCCTTGTGGGTGGTTCATCTATCGGTAAGTCACTCTACACCGAGATGTTCCCGCAGATTCAGGCCGGCCTTCCAGAAGGTTCACCGCTGAGTCTGTTACGCATACCCCGTGAGCAGACGTTTGCAACCAGGACATTCGCCGAGATGATGGCTAACCCGTCATTCCACTCGGTACAACTGTTCTACCCTGAATTTGGCCTGGCATTAGGTTCTGGCTTACGCATGAACCCTAATAACCCAGACAACTTCCAGAAGGCTTTAATGGATGCTTCAACCAAGCGTAAGGTTGGCGGTATCTTAACAGGCATTAAGCGTGCCAACTCGGATAATGATGTTAAGGCAGTATTTGAACCGTGTTACTCTATCTTTGGTGACTCGACTCAAGAGCTTATCCTTGACAACACCCGTAAACAAGACTTCTCATCTGGCTTCTTACCTCGCTTCCTGTTCATTCCGAACTATGAGCGAGCAGAGTTCGCCAAGCCTGAGAAGATAGGTCGTCGTAAGCAAATTCGGGCCACTCAATTCAGCAAGGATATGATTGAACAGCTTGAGGCAATTGCTTATGTCAATGCTATTCCACCAAACGGACGGCTGAGACACGAACCGATTCCTATTTACGACGAATCGGATGATGATGACTATTTATATGAGTACCAGTGCAATATTAATGAACTCCGCCAGTATTACCGCGACAATGAAGTAGCTTCCGCATTCATAGGTCGTATGGGTGAATATGTGTTCAATATTGCAGCACTCATTGGCTTGCTTGACAACTGGGATGCTCCAGTAATGACTCGTGATAACATTGAATGGGCATACAAATATGTTCTTCGTTGTATCACTGCCTGGGTCAATAACACCGGACGAGTAGTCGCACCACCTACAACTAACGCTGAAGTGGTTGACGGCATCCTCAAAGTGTATCGGGACCTTTTGGCCCTGTACGTCAAGAAAGGCTGGAAAGGTGTTTGTAAGGAATATCCTGATAAGGTTACTCGCACATTCCGTGAAGAGCACCTCAAGATGAATGGCTTACCGATATTTGCTCTTCGCCAGTCAATGAGCTGGTTTAAGAACAACTACGGGTTTAGTGTAACAGCTAACAATAAGGTCATTGACGGTATGCTTCAGGACATGATTGACCAGGATTACCTTGCAGTACAGGTTTATAAGCCACCCACAGGAAGAGCCGGAAATGTGTACTGTTTGACAGAACGAGGGTACGCCGAAGCCAAGAAGCTTAAGTAATAAAATCAAGGACTTAGATAATCTTCGGGTTTCTAAGTCCTTCTTTTTTATACTCTTTTTAAAATTACCGTATTATATAAAGCATATGACGCTATATTTATCTAAGTCCTTGTTTTCTATGAATATATGAAAGTATGAATGCATATGACTCCTTAAATAATTATAAAGGGGTAATAAAGAAATCCAATACCCGGTAATAAGAGAATAGTAGTATTATTATTATTTATATTTATTATATATATTTATATATTTATAAAGAAGTAAGTAAAACAGCTACTTAGGAGGAGAGAATACATAAACACGGTAATATACTTTTATGCATTCCGTACGGTAGTCATTTTAATGATTGAAAAGAAGAAATCTTACGCCGGCGGAAAATTTAAAAAAGTCGGATTGCTAAATAAATTCGTAGACGTTTACACTGTGATTAATATGTAGTACAATAATCACCAATATCCCAAATTAGCAGAATTTTCAACAGGATTGAATACAATATGGTTAACATTCGAGTAAAAGGCCAAAACTTTGAACGTAAAATGGCAAAAAAATTCAATGAATCATTCGGATTGAGTGTTGAACGCAATCTTCAACAGTCTATTAATGGCGGGGATGACTTACTCGGGGTACCGTTTTTCAGCGTTGAGCTTAAAAAACACAATACAAAAGCCATCGGTACGTGGTGGCGTCAATGTGAGGAGTCAGCAAAGCGTCATGACAAGACACCTGTACTAATATACGAACTTCCACGCCAAAAGCCAGTCGTTGTAATGCGACGCAGTGACGTGGATGTTGGTATATTACCACTCGGCACAACTTTCAAAGAGGCAACTAACAGGCTCTTTGTGGGTTTGGTAGAGCTAACATGGGAACAATTTTGCCAGGTCTACAACTTTTACGTTGCGCCTGGCGTTGATGTCAGTTAACAGGTTTTAGCTCGTCGCAGATAACACGCTGGTTTTGTGCAGGCACTAATCCCAGTTCAAACAAAGTATATGGACTATCGGCAGCACATTGTTCTACGGTAGTCCATTCAGGTTTCGCTTCAACAACTTTATATTCACAGTCGTGTGCAGCGATACAAGTAGCAAGAATCAAACCAATCATATTTTGCCCTCGTGTACGAGGAAGTCCAGCATGTCTTCCTGCAACTTTGAACCGATACGGAAAGAACACTCAACGCAAACACCATCAACAATTTTGATTGAGTATTCACCGCCACCAACATCAATCCAGTGACGACCTTTATCCAAACTGTCAGGACCAAGGTATTTGAGATGGGTAAATAATTTTTCAGTCATTTCTTACTCCTTACGCCAAGTTTATTGAACAACCAAATACACATATCAACCCAGGTTACTGGTACAGTTTTCGGGGGTTGATAAGACCAAGCTTTTGCAGCTCGCTCCGCATTTTCTTCGCGCCTGCGCGCTTGGCGTAATACCTGACTGTCAGTAATGCCGGCAGAAAAAACATCGGCAATGTGAGATAAATCGCGTCGATGAACACGTCCAACCAAATCATTCAGTTGCTCCTCAGAAAACATAACTCAACACCATAGATACAATAACAATACCAATTACAATCCGCCACATGCTACGATTAACAGCATATACCGGATTCTCAGTAGTATACTCAACAACATGTTTACGGACCATAATCGGCCTCCTTGTGGGTTAATTCAATCATGAGGACTTTCATCAAATCCTCATTGTTGAATCACTCATCATCAGCAGTATAATTGGAAATATCTTCCGCCAATGTTTCAATGTCAAACACCGCATTCAAGAAAGAATGCTCAACAACAGCTTTATCAAGTTCATCATCATAATAAAGCTCAATGTAACTACCATACAACTCTTCTACACTTTCAATTGCAGGATAAATCTCATGCACTGCAGCATAGAAATCATCAAAATTATCAAAACAACGACAATTTGTCAACTCTTGACCTTGCATCATTTCAACTAACTCATTAGTCAGATAAAAATAGCAATTGTGCTGGTTAATAATGAATGGTGTCATGTTTCTCTCCTCAGTGATATTAATCAAGTCCCGGATACCGAGACTTTGTTAATTTCACTCAATCATCACCTGAGCTACTATTATACACTCTTTATTGAATCTGGTAAACACTTTACCTGCATTGGTACGTTTTGCACCAGCTTTTAATGCAGTTTGTGTCCAGACATTCCACTCTTCAGTTGTCAAAAATTGTTGGTCAACTTTTGGAGGTAACTGTTGAGCTATATGAACTGTAGTAAATTTGATTAATGGCATACACCACCATAACTTTGGATTTGTACACAAAAACTTCTGAAATTGTGAAGAGGAATATCGTCACAATTAATGAAGTATTGACCAGTTAAAGATTTCAAACCAAACCGCACATAACCTTTGTTAAGGTTGAGACGCACAATCTCACAAAATAAATCATATGCGCCCAATTCCTGAACTTTTGGATGATTGATGTCTGGGTTAAAGTCAATCAGCATTTCTACTTTCATGTTTCTTCTCCTGTTGAATAATTTCAATCATGAACTATCGCAACTTTGATAGTTCATTGTTGAAACTATTGCAATTTTGTACTAATTTGAATCGTGAGTCTGAATTGTTCAAGTAAGTCGCTAACGCGAGAATTATCTTCAACACTAGACTCAATTTGATCACTAACAATTTGAGCATTTGATTCAAGAAGTTCAATCAAGTGCGCCAATTCGTCTGCTGTCAGTTTAAGTTCTTTCATAATTTTAACAACCATCCCATTACCAGTCCAAGGTCAGCAATATCATCACTATCACGCTCGCCTTCTTTGAATTCAGTACAGAACATTCGCATGATTTGTGCCAAATTCATATTGATGACATACGCATGAATTTTCAAGTCTTCAAGAGGAGTGTCAAGTACTAATTGACCAAACTCCTGAAAACTTTCGTCCCAATTCAAGAACCATTCACGTACGTAATGATGCAACTTGTCCATCAGGTCTTTGTCGTCAAGTGTCATGTTTTTTACTCCTGTTGATTAATAATTTCAATCCAGACCTCTCGTAAGAGGTCTGTCAGAAATTACTCTTCAGTTTCTTGTTCCGGAGCTTTATCATCAGCTTTATCATCAGTTTTTACAACTGATTTACCGTCAGTGATTTTACCGGATTTTACATCATTACGGTAGTATGACATATAAGACTGTACAACACGTTTTGCCTTAATATCATCATCTGCCATTTCACAAGCTTTCATTGCATCTGCAAGTGCCAGCTTGGAATCTTCTTTGTCCAGCAAGTTGTAATCTTTGAACACGGTATAGCATGTGTCCTTAGTTGATGGACCAGTTGAAGTTTTACGGGTGCCACCAGTGCTGGATTTTTGTTTGACTGCAACATGCTGAACTTCAAGCTGATTGAGTTCATCAAACAATGCCTTCATCATCACTTCTTTGGAATCTTTGATTGTGCAGGTAGTCTCATCATTGAGACTTTTAATCATTTTCAACAGTTGATTGCGTTCAAAATGCTGGAGAGCATTCTGCTGCACAATCATTGACGCCATAGTGTCGTCAGTTGTCAGACCGTCCATCACAGCTTCAACAGAAAACGCGGAAGTAATGTAAACGTAGTTGATTGCAGTAGTCATGTTTGTATCCTCTCATTGATAGATTTTTGATTGTCAATCCTTGACAAGTAAGTCCAATCATGACAACTTTGGTAAGTTGTCATTGTTGGAAATTACTCTTGATATTTGACTACTTGTGACTGGATAAAATCAACACAATCGTCCACGTCCATTGACTCAAAGTCTGGAACTGGTCCATTGTTAATGTTGACACACCACAGTCCCTCATTGTCATCATACCAAAGTGTATAATTGTCTTTCATAATAGTCACCTCATGTATTAGTTTCCAGGTGTGACTACTGTTACCAATAGTCACTGGTTGAAACTATTACTTGTGTTACTATCAACAAGAAACATGTTAACCAGATTGTTAAAGAGCAAAAGACACCATTGACCATCTACCAGATGTGTCTGTTGACTGGTTGAGTACTAACAACATAAGTAACTACATAAATCCTCCTGAACCATTCTTGTGTTGAATTGTTCAACACATTCAATAAATATATAATAGTCCAATCGCTATTGATTGTACATAAAAGAATTGCAAGTTAGTGCAAGTATTTAGAAACGATAATCACTTGCGGTTGATAGTGGTTCTCGATTACAATTGATATAGTTACTCGAGTAATCACTTCGTTTGAAATGGTCGGCAGGGGTTATAGTTACATAGGGGTGCTATCTAATAGGGCCGGCGAAATTATTTATAAAAATATAATTTCAATCTGAATTGTAGACGCTTTGAACTACTTCGGCCGAAACTGCTACACGGGTAATAGTTACTCTGGTAATGATTGCGTTGGTAATAGTTCACAACGAAATAGGGTGCGGGGGGTATAATCACTCTGTGTGACCAATTTTAAGCGCCGACGGATTTTTTTATTTTTTGCTCCTTTTTAGACTCCTAGTACTCAATCATCATCATATCAATCACGATTGTGTTACCATAAAGCCTTTTGTACAGCAATTGGAGGCCCCTCCAAAAATTTTTTATATTTTTCTGGAATTGTGTAGACATCTGTTAAAAAGTGGTGTACTTTTTTCTCACCACGCGCTATCATTAATTATCATCAACAACGACGTGTCAACGGACTTGCCTTGACCGTCCCTACTTGTGGGTTACATATGGAACTAGTCACTTTGACTCCGTATCCTCCGCAATTAGCTGTTGTGCTGAGTAAAAAACAGCATGATGAGCTGATTAAAGAGATGGATTTGCCTCCTTTTGGCCACTGGGAGGATGAATTTCCTGTCGCTGCAACAACTTTTACCTTCAACCGTAAGAGCTATCCCTATTGCTTTATAGTCGTAGAGCTCTACCTCCCGGACGACCTCCGCTACAATACCATATCCCACGAAGGCATCCATGTCATGTCGTCATTAATGAAGTATGTCGGTCTTAAGTACGACACAGATAACGACGAATGGTATGCTTATCAGCATGATTTTATCGTAAATGCCATTTGTAAGGCTCATGACGAGTATATAAAGGCCAAAAAAGAGCAAGAAATTGCTCCAAAACGCATAGAAACGGGCAATCATCCGTCTCTTGATGACACTCCACCTTGGCCTGAGCATGACCCAATGAAGGCCTTACTTTCCGAACCATCATCACAGGATTTTTTAAATGACTGAAGCAAACATCCTTGACCTGCCAGTAATCGAAAAAGGCAAACATCTCGAAGTTACTGTTGCGTATGACGCAAAATGCCGTTTACGCAAGCTTCGTGGCGGCTTTATCACGCGAAACATACAGGCAACGGCCAAATTTGGCTTTTACGGTGAGTTGGATATTGATTCAGCTAAATATCAGCTTGAGCACTTGCTTGCCAACAAGTATGGCGCTCGTCGTATTCGCTGGGAAATGTTCAAAATCGTTTCGGAGGTAGAGCTGTGATTAATATCATGTTTGCAATGGGTCAGGAAGGCGAATTTGGCCGCTCGCTTGAACTGCACCGTAAGCTGGTTAGTGAAGCCAAAACCGCAGAAGAGGTCCGTCTGCTTCCATTATCCGGTCTCCCATGGAAGTGTCCGAGTGACATGCTGTTTTTCAGGACTATGACTAATTCAATCGCAACAGAACCAGGCTATAATGCCTTTGAGCAACTCCGGGGTCTCTTCCCACAGGAGCATCTGCTCAATATGATTCGCGATGTGACAAGCAGAATGGTCGGTCATAGTGTATTGTTAGCCGGTGTGAAAACGTATCAGACTATGAGCTTACCTATGACAGCCCACCGAATACTGCTGCCGGTGTCTCATTCTATCTTGGCTTCAGAAGGCTACAACAATATAGGTGAGTTGGCAGCAGCACTTGAAGACCGTGGTTCAGACGTTTGGATTGTTGGCGGTGCACAGTTAATACTTGCGGCTCTCGAAGAGCATGCTAAAGGTACACTCCGTGTTGACAACATGTTTATCAGTACAATCAAAGAAGCAGGTCCAAGTGATATATTAATGGACCGTAGCAAATTAATGATGTACATTGATAGCGACTTCACTTATAATGATGAATATGTTGATAACAAATCTGTGCTGATACAGCGTTACCGGAGTGTAAAATGAATATCATAGTTGAGGGACCTGACAATGCTCGTAAATCTACACTTATTAAGTTCCTTGAACCTCATCTTGGCCGCAGCATTATTCATAATACTGTTGACAAAGATGCCGAATCGGTTCTGGTTAAACAAGCCAAAGAAAACGCGCTCGAAGGCAATAGTATTTACGACCGTAGCGCTGTTATATCTGAGTATATCTATTGCATGGTTCTTCAACGTGCGCCTGTCATCGATATTGATATATATTCTGTAGCTGAGCTGGTAGACAATAGTATCACTATCTTTTGTCTGCCGCCAGTAACAGAATGCCTGAAGACCACTAAAGATGAAATGCCTGGTGTGGTAGAAAACCTTCAGGCTATCTATGACGCTTATGACAAGATGGTTGATGAACTGTCTTGTATGGGTAAACAATTCTTCGTATTCGACTGGACTATTGACAGTCAGGAAGAAGTGCTTGAATACATTAACGAACGTATTATGAAGGAGTGGAAAAAATGAGCCCAGTATTTAACCAGACAATTACCAAAGAATTGCAAGTTGGTGAACTGCGTAAAGTTGTAACAGTATCATCAACTCGTCCTGACCTCAGCTTTGAAGACCTGGTGGCTTTTGCTAACCTGGCTCTCGAAGAGAACTCAATCTCCAGCTGTGAAGGCGTCAGTATTGAGCTGAATGTTGAAGGCATTCCTGCCAGACCCTTTGTGGGTGCAGTCGCTAAGCCAACGCGAGACCCGTTTGCTGAAGTACTTGTGGCCGTATTTGGCCCTTCTCGTGGTACTGACCTTTATGACCGCCTGAAAAGAGCAGACTCACAGGCCGAGCGTGCTAGTAAGGAAGCACGTGAAGCTGAGAAGTTCAACAGTGAACTCGAATGCCGTACCAGCCAAATGGAAGTCAATGCTTTTGACTGGTTCAACGCAAAAGTAAACGGCACTAAGTGTGACCGTGACGGTATGGAAAAGGTATTGCATACCGGTGCACGTGAAATTGCAAAAGGCTGGGCTCATGTGCAGATGCTGCAAGAAAAGATTGTTCATATGGAAAAGAACCATCTTGAGGGTGTTGAGCTCATCAACGGTTATAAAGCCCAGATTAACGAACTGCAGCAATTGATGGGCAAACGTGCTGAAGAGTATGAAGCACAAATCCGTGAGCTGCATGGTACGTCTGTTGCTGCTAATCGTGCCTTTGACCGTGAGCGCGAAGCACGTATTGCAGCAGAAAAAGAGCTTGAAGAAGTTAACCGTAAAATCAAGCGCATGAAAGATTATGCCGTACGTTTGAATAGTGTTTGCTAATGGACCTCTTCGAACAGCTTGACAAGCCAGAAATTAACAGTATGGCAGAAGAAAGGCCGTTCGACTGGGAAGCTTTCAAGGCCGGGGAACCGGCCTTAACGTTTACCGGTGAAGTGGCTTACTACGGTGGACCTTGTACACATCCTATGTGTTTAGAAAGGTTCATAGCTATCGTTACTGTTCCGGACCATGCTATTATCAAGTATGGCAAGGATGTAATGCCTTACATTATCAATGAAGAAGGCTTATTTGAGGGCAGAAGCCCTTTTCTGGTAAAAATGGCGTAAAACCGGATAAATATAAAGGCGTCTAGGTAGTCCTTATATAGATGTAAGCTACTTATTCGCCTTCCTACTGTAGACCTCCTCCTTATCTCTTTAGACATCCCAGATTCATCTCTTGTTTACATATCCTTTCTACCTCGTTATAATCCGAGCTATCCGGATTGACGAGGACAATATCCATGGCAAAATTGAAAAGTACCCGTGACGCAACAGAAGAACTGTTGAGCACGATGCGTCGTATTAAACTCGAACCTCTGGAGATAATGCAACGGGCTATTGCACAGGCTGAAGCCGAAAGTGATTATAAAGCCATGATGGACGGCGCTCTTGGTATCATGCCATACATGTACCCTAAACTGAAAGAGTCTGTTGTTAAAGCAGACATCGACCAGACACTTAACGGTAACGGCGTAAACCTGAACATTACTATCGGCGACCAAAAAGTTAACGTCGACGATGAGGATAAGGAAGAGTAATGAATCTCGACTTCCACCTGCACGACAGACAAGGTGCCGCTCTGCAGTCTCAGGCAACTGAGATTCTGTACGGCGGTGCTGCAGGTGGTGGCAAGTCCCACCTTATGCGCGTAATGTCCATTATTATGTGCTGCATGATTCCTGACTTGCAGATTTATCTGTTCCGACGCAACTACAATGACTTGACGGCTAACCATATGGTTGGACCCACAAGTTATCCTGCTTTGCTGGATGGCATGTGTAAGGCCGGCAAGTGTAAGATTAACTATTCCAGTAACACAATCAAGTTCTGGAATGGCGCAAACATCAAGCTGTGTCACCTGCAGTACGAGAAAGACATCTATACCTATCAGGGTGCTGAGATTCACGTTCTGCTGATGGATGAGCTTACTCACTTCTCAGAAACGATGTATCGATTCCTTCGTAACCGTGTTCGACTCGGTGCACTGAAGGTACCTGAGAACTTCTTCCGGCCGCTGCCTCTCATCTTTTGTGGGTCGAACCCCGGCGGTGTAGGACACAACTGGGTTAAGCGTACGTTTGTAACTGCTGCTCCTCCAATGAAGATTGTTAAGCAGGACAAACGCGAAGGTGGTATGGCTCGACAGTACATCCCAGCTAAAATGACTGATAACCCGACGCTGATGGAAAACGACCCTGATTACGGCGACCGTCTTGAAGGTCTGGGTGACCCTGCTCTTGTGTCTGCGATGAAAGAAGGTGACTGGGATATTGTTGCTGGTGGTGCACTCGACGATGTATGGTCGACTAAATGTATCATACCTCGTATGCGTATACCTCGCGGATGGACAATTGAACGTTCTCTTGACTGGGGTTCTACTCACCCGTTCTCTGTCGGCTTCTGGGCAATTGCTAACGGCGCTCCTCTTATGGACGACGAAGGTAATGAGTACTATATACCGCGTGGCTCTATTATCCGTATTGCTGAGTGGTATGGTTGTTCTGAAAAAGAAGCTAACAAAGGTATTAAGCTGTCTGCCGTAGAAGTTGCTGAAGGTATTCTCCGAATACAGGAGAACCTGCAAGCTGGTGGATGGATAGATAGTAATGTCAACGCAGGTCCTGCTGATGGTCAAATCTACGCGAGCAAAGAGAAGGACGTGGAGACTATTGCGAAGAAAATGGAAGACGCCGGAGTAACCTGGGTCAAAGCCGATAAATCGCAAGGGTCGAGAATAAATGGCCTCGAGCTATTCCGTCAGCTCCTGAAAAATGTTAAGATGGACGAAACGGAAAAGCCGGGTATTTATTTCATGGAAAACTGTCCGGCAGCAATAAACACGTTGCCAGTTCTTCCTCGTGATAAGAACAACACTGAGGACGTAGATACCAACTCGGAAGACCACGTATATGATGATTGTCGTTACATGGTTGTAAGAGGTATCAACCGTTATACTACATCAATCAAGATTAATATGGGACGGTAAAATGTCAATACCTTCAGCGACTACTCCGAATGTTGGTTACCAACGTCCTGAGCTAACGAAGAATTCTGGCAAATACAATATGATTAAAGATTGTATTGAAGGCCAGCAGGCTGTTAAACGTCGTAAAACGTTTTATCTTCCGCAGCCAGACCCTACTAACTGTACAGCGGAAAACATTCGCCGTTATGAACAGTACCTTGAGCGTGCTGTATTCTATAACGTGCTGCAGCGTACCCTGTCAGGCATGACCGGTCTTGTTTTCCAGCAGCCGCCTGAGATGCTCATGCCGGAAGATATGGAAGTCCTGCGTGTAAACATCGATGGTGCTGGTATTGGTGCAATCCAGCAGATGCGCCGTTGCTTTAAATCTGTATTGGCCTTTGGTCGTGCAGGTATCCTTACTGACTTCCCGCCGGCTCGTGTCGACAGCGAAGGTAAACAACTTGGCTTTACTCGTCAAGAGCTGATGGATGGTACAGTACAACCTACCGTTACTCTGTACATGCCGTGGCAGGTAATTAACTGGCGTGAAGAGTATCGCGAAGGTAAAGTTGTACTGACTCAGGTTGTTATTTGTGAGCAGATTCCTGGGGTTACAGACGGATTCCAGCAGGACTACACTCCTGTATGGCGCCACCTGTTCCTTGACGGTAACGGAGATTGCACACAAACAATCTGGGTTAACAAAGGTGACCCCAAAGCTGAGAACGTTTCTGGTGGCGCACTGTATGTTGCACAGCAGACTGCAGTTATGAAAGACTCTAACGGTAAACCTCTCAAGTTTATCCCGTTCAAGTTTATTGGTTCTGAAACCAACAGTGCTGAGATTGACCCGCCGCCAATGTATGACCTGGCTGTGCTGAATATCGCGCACTATCGTAACTCAGCTGACTACGAAGAATCATGCTTTATCACAGGTCAGCCCACAGTATGGGCGTCTGGTCTGACAGAAGCATGGGTCGAAGATGTTCTCAAGGGTGAACTGCGTCTTGGTTCGTACGGCGGTATTCCGCTGCCAGCTAACGCCGCTGTGGGCATGATTCAGACAAGCCCTAACACCCAGCCGTTCGAAGCAATGAAACAGAAAGAAGCGCAGATGATTGCTATCGGTGCTCGACTGATTCGTGAGAACGGTAAAGTAGAACGTCGTGAAGTTGAAATTAAAAACGAAGCAGCATCTGAAGCTTCGTTAATCGTAACTGTTGCGCAAAACGTTGAAGCAGCATACCGTGAAGCACTTGGTTGGTGCGCTCTGTTCTACGGGCATGACCCCAAAGAACTGACTATCAACCTGAGCTATAACTTCATCTACAGCCAGATGACATATCAGGAACGTCAGCAGCTGGTGAATGAATGGCTCGCAGGTGCAATCACCTTCACCGAAATGCGTAGCAACCTGAAACAAGCTGGCATTGCTAAACTTACTGATGATGAAGCGAAGAAAGCCATTGACGAAGAGATGGCTGAACGTGACGCACGGGAAGTAGCAAAAGAAGCTGAAAAGAATGCTCAAGCAGCTAAGAACAACAATGGGGAAGAAAATAATCCAGAAAAAGTTGAGTAAAGCTATTTACTTTATGCTTACTGGGTTATATAATCCGTTTTGTCAACCGCGCAACAGCCGGCCACGAGAGTCTGCAGGGCTCAGTGGATTTCGGATGGCTGGCTGCGCGGTTTGACCCAAACCTGTTCGGAGCCCACTTGAGTGGATTGAGCCCCTCTCATATAGGATTGAAAATATTATGGCACTTAAAACAGTTGTAACTGACCTGAACGAAATTGACGAAGGCTTCCGTGGCCTGTACGTCAAAGACGATGCTTCTGGTGCGTACCGTCTGGACGTTGAGCCTGACGAGAAAACCACCAAAGAGCTGGAAGAGCTGCGCAAAGAAAAACAGCGTATGGAACAGCACACCAAAAAGCTTCTCGAAGAAAAGAAAAAAGAAGCTGAACGTGCTCGTCTGGCTGAAGAAGAACGTGCTCGCCGCGACCGTGACGTTGAGTCGCTGGAACGTTCTCTGCGTGAAAAGCACCAGGCTGACATCGAAAATGCGAACAGTCGCACAGCATTACTGCAGGCGCAACTCGAAAGCCAAATGGTTGATAACCTGGCAATGCGTCTGGCAAACGAACTCTCTGACACACCAGCACTGATTATGCCGCACATCAAATCTCGACTGCGCGCTCAAGAGATTGATGGTAAGTGGCGTACATCTGTTGTTGATGTCATGGGTAACCCGACTGCTACCACGCCGGATGAGCTCGTTGAGCACATGCGCGCTGATAAGCAGTTTGCACCTCTTGTGCGTGGAACCAAGGCTGGCGGTGGCGGTGCCAACGGCGGCGGAGCTAATCCTGGTGGGAACGGCAATGGTGAACAACAGCACTCCTTTGGGGGCGGGGACGACCGCGTAGCACGTGCTCGTGCTAAAATTCAAAATACTCAATGGGGCAAATAAAAT